TTACCATATTACAACGCGGTCTTCTGGTGCAAAATACATTTTGTCGCCTTCTTTAACATCAAATGTTTCATAAAACTCATCCATATTACGCACTTGGATGTTCGCACGTAATTCTGCTGGCGAGTGAACATCAATCGAAAGAAGTAGTTGTTGGTACTCAGGACGGGCTTTCAAGCTCCAAATACGCGCCCAGTTCATAAAGAATTCTGCTAAGTTCGCATCATCTTCTTGTTTTGTTGCTTCTAGCGCTGCAGTTAAGCCACCGCCATCGGCGATATTTTCGGAGACAGTCAATTTACCGTTTACTTTTCCACCCGCAAATTCAATGCCATCCCATTGCTTAATCATCGCTTGCGCTCTTTGATTAAAGGCTTCCAGATCTGCCTCTGTCCACCAATTATTCATATTTCCTTGTGCGTCAAATTTTGCTCCATTATTATCAAAGGCATGCGACACCTCATGAGCAATCACTGCCCCAATTCCTCCGTAATTTTCACTACGAGATTGATTCACACTATAGAACGGCGCTTGTAAAATCGCAGCTGGGAAGCAAATTAAATTATGGTTTGGATGGAAGTAAGCATTCACAGTTGCGGCACTCATCCCCCACTCACTGCGGTCAACATCTTTGTTCCAACGCGCAAAATCACGTTCATTAAACTGACGCGTAAATTCTGCTGTATTTGAGTAGAAGCTCACATCATCATTCACTTTTAATTGCGTAAAAATTTCTGGATACGTATCTGGGTATCCAACAAAAATATCTAACGCATCGAGTTTTTCAATCGCTAACTCAATCGTCTCTGGTGTTAACCACGTATTGGCTTTCAGACGGTTTTGGTAAACGTCAATCATTGCTTCGACCATCTCACGTACGTCTTGACGAGCTTTCTCTCCAAAGTATTTCTTACCGTAATAATCCCCAACTACTTGACTAAACGTATTAATTGCAAAGTAATAAGCATGCTTTTCGGGACTTTGTGTCTTAGGACTTCCCGACAAAGCCAATTGATATAAACTTCCCGCTTGGCGAATCTCTTCAGATAACATTGTAGTTTGGCTGTTGGCTAAATTCACAATCATCCACGCTCTTAGTAGTTCAATATTCTCATCATTTACAACTTTTTGAAAGGCTTCAAAAAATTTAGGCTGTGTGACAATGGCTTTATCAATCTCTTCGCCTAACAACTCTTTAAATAATGCCAAAAAATTAAATTCATTCGAATAAGCTTGAATTTCTTCCGGTGTACGTGGATTATACGTAATTGTATAGTCCGCTAACTCCTCGGAACTCTTCATATGTGGAATGAATAACGCATCGAATTCAATGGCTTGATTTACTAACTTTGTCGCCTCCGCCGCATCAAAATCCATTAACTCAAGTACTTTTTGGCTCATATCTTTGTAAACAGTTAACAAGCGCTCGCCCGCTTCATTTCCTTCTTGGTAATACGTCGTATCCGGTAATATTTTACCTGGAACAGATAAACCTAAGATATACGTCGTCGTATCTTTCATATCTGGTGCAATCCCTAAAGAGAAAGGTAATGGTAAATCATATAATGCCCACTCTGGTGCAATCGCTTGCAATTCTTTGATAGATTGTAATCCATTTAACTTTTCAAACAAGGGTTGTACAGGTTGCGCTCCTAAAGAGTCTCGCTCTTTGAAATTCATCGCTTGTTGGTAATACTTAATCATCTCAGCTTGTTCAGCATTGGTTAAATCAATCTTACCATCAACCATCGCATTGATATCTTCCATTAATAATTCCTCTACCCCATCACGTAGATTCATAAACCCACCCGTTGATGGTTTATCATCTGGAATAACCGCCTTCTCAAGCCACTCACCGTTTACTGCATGGTATAAATCATCTTTTATCAGTTGTTCGTTCACTGTCATAAGCCACACTCCTATTAATATATTAAATTCATTATAACACGGTTATATTAAGTGGAAATGAAGAAGAACCTACTCGCTATCCCAAATCTCCGGCAAATTATAAATCTCTCTAAGTAATTCATAATTACTTTGCACTTTATAACTATGCGATTTATTTCCTAAACTTAAACATAAATCATGGAGCCTAACAATTTTATCGATGTTGACATCCGTTGGAGCCTCAATGACATCTAATAACATCTTTGCCAACGCATAATAGAACTTATGAATCGTTAACCCCACCACAACCAAATAAGGTTGCATCATCTCTAATGTTGCGGTTGCTAGAACAACTTCTCCACGCTCAAGAAAAGCCATAAATGCTGTAAATAAAATCGCAATAATATGCGTGTTTCGCTCCGCAACCATATAATCTTGATTTTTTTTTGTGAAATTTTCTATCATCATCATAATCATTTGAGAATCGAAACTCTCTACTAAAATATCAAATAATAATGTCTCTTTATGCGACCACGTTTCTACGCTCGTCAAATGATTTTTCACGAGCTGATAAATGTCTGAATCAATTGGACGATTTTCATGCTTAGCTAATTGGACCTCAATCGAAATCGCTAGATTATTATATGTATCAAAGCGAAACTTTGATAAATGAGCGACCATCTTACCTAATCGTTTAAGCCCAACAAAATCCTCTTCCTTTAACAGTTCTAAATACTGTGCTTTGTATTTATCTACTACACGGGGATTGTGATCAAACTCTGAGATTTCATAAAAATCAGCTTCCAAATTCTTTAATACATCAATAAAAACGTCCGCTGCCACCATCGTCTTACCTCGTGAAAACCGTGAATAATTTGACTCCGATAATATACCTTGTGACAATTTAGCTACAGGTATTTGACGCTGTTTACGTAATTTCTCTATCTTTCCCCCTAGATCCATCTATATGACCTCCTTCATGCGTCTAAGTTCAGGCAGATCCATATGATGGCTCGCAGCTTCATAGATTGTACAAAACTCATCAATTCTGTAAGTCATATGGAGTAAGTCCCAATAATCAATCGCATCATTAATAAGTTTAATGTCATCAAATTTGTTTAAAAGAATAACATTGGCTAGCCCTTCATAATACATCGCGTATGTCTGTTTCCCAAGATCATATTGACTTATATATAATCGGTTTAAATTCGAGTATATCTCTTTCGCATCCTTATTTAACCCTTCCATTAAACACCTTGAGAATACTCTCCCCAAAACATAGAAGACTTCTTCATGCACTAAGGTACCATCAATGTTATCAATATTTTTTAAAATTTTCTTTGCATACTTAATCGCTGTTTGTGTATCGAATAAATGCATTGACGCTTTAAATGACTTCAAATTATAATCGGTCCAATAATTCAATTCATCATAAACCTTCCTCAGCTCATCTAAGGGAATCGCTGTAGCTAACTCACCATTCAAATCAGCCAAGGTTATCTTTATGGTTTTTATAAATAACTCTTCCGGAATACTTAAGTGTCCAATTTTTAACTCCCACTTCTTTAATAAATTACTCAGACGGTATGTTTGCTTTAATTCCAGGCAATGATTCAATATGGTATAGTCATACTTTAAATCAAAATAATCTGTATGTAACTGCAAGAACATCGCAAAAGTTGTATGCAATTGATTAAGTAAATATAATAAGGTATCTGCACTAACCATTGATTTATTATTAACAAATCGCGAATATGTTGACTTAGAAATTCGCTCTCCTATCAAATCTTTCACAGATATATTCTTCTCAATTCGAAGTTGTTCAACTGCCTCTCCTAGCATCATGATATCACTCCTCTTAGTAAGTTACTGACTGCCTAACATGATAATATCGGCCGTGTTGCATTTTGCTCGGTTGTTCCGAAAATGCACGGTTTTTGAAAGTATGCAACACCTATTATATTTATCTATAACTATATTATAATGATTTCATGAATGTTTTGCACCCATTTTTATCTAAAATGCAAATTCATTTATCTAATTTAAAATACTGTCATATTTTTCATACTCTTTTAGATTTTTAATCCATAAAGAGTCGTCTTTTTTGTCAAATAAATTAAAATAATATGAAAATGAGGTCGATACAATTGAAACTACTTCGTAAAGTTAAAGGACTTTGGATAGCCGTTGCATTAACCGGTGTCGTGAGCACTGCTGCCCTACCCGTGGTTACTTATGCACAAGTGAGTGATTCACAGATTGCTTTTGTTCTGTCGACAGAATTAGGTTCGAACTTTGAAGGTAAAAGTGACTTAATTAATGATAATATTATTAAAGAAGAAGTTAAAAAAGCGTTAGAAAACGCATCATTAATCTGGCAAGAAAATACTGTTGAAGATATTGTTGAAGAAGTAAAGCGTCAAGAAGAAGCTGGTCTGAAAGCTTATGTTGTTCAATGGGGAGATACCCTTTCAAACATTGCGGAAGCGGTTGATAAAGATGTGGACAAGTTAATTGAACTCAACTTGATTGAAAACCCAGACCTAATTCTTACTGGAGACATCTTAGACGGTGTATTGAATGTTGAAAGTGTGACTCAATCTACCTCTAATAATACGCCACCTAGCTATGTCAACAATCCAGTCCAAGAAGCTGAACCTTCTGCACCAATTCCTGGCGACCCAAATGTAGATGAACCACCTGCTTTTGAAGAAGCTCCAGAAGGTGAAACACCGGACGAAGACTTAGAATCTCCTGTGCCTGAAACTCCAGATGAGCCAGGGATTGTTGAACCAGATGTACCGGAAACACCGGAAGAACCAGGAACAGACGAACCTGATGTACCTGAACAGCCAGAAGAACCCGGAACGGACGAACCTGATGTACCTGAACAGCCAGAAGAACCCGGAACGGACGAACCTGATGTACCTGAACAGCCAGAAGTGCCAGAAACACCAGAAGTGCCTGAGCAACCAGAGACACCGGGAGAGGAAATTCCAAGTGAGATTCCAGTAGAAACACCTGAGGTACCGGGGAACGAAGCACCAACGGAAGAGGAAGTACCGGCTGAATCAGAGGGTATTGGTGAAGAGGTCATTGAGGAAGAGGGCGAGAGCTGGCAAGAGGAAGTACCCGGTGAGGGTGGCGGTCTTGTAAATGAGGAGACAAATACAGAGGAACAATTAATTCCAGGCGATCCAACACCGGGTGAAGATATTACACAATCTACGACAACAACAAAACGTTTTTATGTAGAGCCATTCAAGACAATCATTAACTATGATGGGACAGTCCTTTCAGGCGATGATATTGTTGAGCAAGAGGGTATTAACGGAGAGTATGTAGAGATTACAACGGTTATTACTGAAGATGGTGTTGTAGTTAATGAGAGTACAGATACTCAAGTTATTTCTAACATGGTACCGCGCATTATCCGTCGAGGAACAAAAACACAACAAACAGTACGCACAGTTCAAGAGACATATGTGATTAACCATGGTGTTGATTATGTAGAAGACGATGGTGTACCAACGGGTGAGGAAGAGGTAGTCCAAGAGGGTGTTAACGGACAACGAGTGGTAACAATCGAGGAAGTATTAGATGCTAATGGAACGATTGTTAGTCGAACAGTTATTTCTGAGGACGTTACCGAGGCAATTAATAAGGTTATCAAAGTCGGAACACAAGTAACAGAAGTGCGTCATTATGATATTGATGAGTCGATTGACTTTACGACAGATTACGTAGAGGATGATACACTACCAGTAGGTGAAACTGAAGTCGTTCAAACCGGACAAAAAGGTACAGCGGTACGTACATTCGAGGTAACTTATGTTAACGGTGACGAGACAAATCGAGTGGAAACAGGTTATGTAGTAACATCAAACCCAGTTAACGAAGTGATTGCACGTGGAACACAAACAACGGAAGTTAAACAAGTAACTGAGGATAAAACAATTGAGTTCGACACAGAATACCGCAAGAATCCAAACTTACCTAAAGGTGAGGAACGAGAAGTTCAAGCAGGTGTAAACGGAACAGAGCGTACAACATATAATGTAACGTATGTAAATGGCGATGAGGTTGACCGTGAGGTTGCAGGAACTGAAGTTGTTAAAGCACCCGTAAACCGTATTGTTGAGGTCGGATCACAAGTGACTGAAACAAAAACTGAAACTAAAACAGAATCAGTAGAATTTAAAACAGTTTACCGTGAGAATCCTAACTTACCTAAAGGTGAGGAACGAGAAGTTCAAGCGGGTGTAAATGGTGAGGCAACACGTACCTTTGAGGTAACACTTGTTAACGGTGACGAGGCATCGCGTAAAGAGGTTGGTTACGAGGTAACTAAAGATCCGGTTGACCGTATTATTGAGGTCGGAGAACAAGTAACGGAAACGAAGACTGAGACTAAGACAGAATTAGTAGAATTCGACACAGTTTACCGTGGAAATCCAAACTTACCTAAAGGTGAGGAACGAGAAGTTCAAGCGGGTGTAGATGGAACACGTACGATTAAATATGAGGTAACACTTGTTAACGGTGAAGTGACATCACGTAAAGAGGTATCAAGTTCTGTAACAAAAGCACCAGTAAACCGTATTGTTGAGGTCGGAGAACAAGTAACGGAAACGAAGACTGAGACTAAGACAGAATTAGTAGAATTTAAAACAGAATACCGCAAGAATCCTAACTTAGCAAAAGGTGAGGAAAAAGAGGTTCAAAAAGGTGTAAATGGAGAGGCAACACGTACCTTTGAGGTAACACTTGTTAACGGTGACGAGGCATCGCGTAAAGAGGTTGGTTACGAGGTAACTAAAGATCCGGTTAATCGTATTATTGAGGTCGGAGCACCAGTAAACGAAACAAAGACTGAAACTAAAACAGAATCAGTAGGATTTGATACAGAACACCGCCCGAATCCTAACTTAGCACAAGGTGAGGAACGAGAAGTTCAAGCAGGTAAAAACGGAGTACGTACGATTAAATATGAGGTAACGTATGTTAACGGTGAAGAGTCATCACGTAAAGAGGTATCTAGTTCAGTAACGACTCAACCAGTAAACCGTATTGTTGAGGTAGGAACACAAGTAACGGAAACGAAGACTGAGACTAAGACAGAATTAGTAGAATTCGAAACAGTTTACCGCCCAAATCCTAACTTACCTAAAGGTGAGGAAAAACTTGTTCAAGCAGGTGTGGATGGAACACGTACGATTAAATATGAGGTAACGTATGTTAATGATAAAGTGACATCACGTAAAGAGGTATCAAATACTGTAACAAAAGCACCAGTAAACCGTATTGTTGAGGTAGGGACTAAAGAGAACCAAGTGAGTGACGATTTAATTATCGAATACAAAAAAGGTGATAAGATTGGTGAATACACATTAACAAAAGAGGTATCGTTTAATGTAAGTGATATTGTTAACGCGGATGATGCGTATAAACACAAACAAGCACAAACAGGTGGAAACTTACATACGACATCAGGTCAAGATGAAAGTGGACAAAACTGGAGAATTGGGATCCGTATGTCAGAGGAAGTAGTGGATGCCTTTAACGATGGAACAATCTTTAATCATAGTATCTTTAACGATCATATGTTAAAGTTAGTGAATGATTTACGTCAAAGTGTAGGAAAGCATACACTAGAACATGCTGAGGTAGACTTACAAGGCGCGGCAGATATTCGAGCACAAGAGATGGCAGATTATGGCTCATTACGATTTGAGAATCAGCCACATACACGACCAGATGGAACAAAATGGCATACAGTATTACCAGAGGATCGTAACTATGGTGCAGGTGAAAACATTGCCGGACGTTCGCACCATACAAACTTCTATGAGACATTGTCAGAGACAGCTTTAGCGGAGGCATTCTTTAATCAATGGAAAGCTTCAGACGGACACTATGCTAATATGATTGGTACAGGTTATACAGGGTTTGCTACAGCGGTACGTATTGGTACAGGAGTAACACCTGCACAAGGGGATTCCGTATTCAATAACTTGATTGCAGTACAAATCTTAAAAGGTAGATAAACATAAAGTAACGAATCGAGAGGTTTAGGGTAGAGATGCCTTAAATCTCTTTTTTGTATATAAATAGATATGGGTAATAAAGGGATACAATGGGCTAAAGAGTTAAAGTCAGCCTATACAAGGTATCTAAGATTAAGCAGGTATAAAAAAATATCGATTAGACTTACCAGTTTTAGTTGAATGTGACTAAAATCTAGCATCTCGTTCAACCTTCTGAGCACTATTCTGTTAAAAATCTCCACAAAAAAAGGCACATAGCTTTAACGCAAATAAATAATGTAACATCACTCAATATAAGATACTTGTAACAACAACATTTAAGGTAAGTACATAGATAAGCAAATATAATGGGGCATAACTTAACTGCTACCTTTCGTGCTACCTTTTTGAAAATTAACTTACAAAAGATCATACATGTTTTAGTTTAGTTAATTGATAATAAAATAGTGACTGTCTTCAGACAGTCTTTTTTGCTTTACATTACATACACTTCGAAAAAATATATTGATTATCTTCAACTGTAAAAATAAAATAATGATTTTTGAAATCCGTTGATTTGAAAGCTGGCAACTTAAAATAATTGAAACCACTACTAGCCATCGTTCTTTCGATACTACCGATAACGGCATACAATGGTTCTAATCCAGTGTAAAGCTTATCAAAAATATCACTAAACTCTTTAAACTCTGAACCCATCATCTCAATTTCCATCTTAACCACCTCAGGTTAATTATGCGAACAAATGTTCTGCTTGTAAATAAATGATTGCATAAAAAAGCCCCCTACTCCGATTAAGGAATAGGGGGTTAAATGTTTGTGTTTAAATTTTCTAATATTATTATTTTTTGGGATGTGGTATTATTCTATTAAGGCTCTTCATCCGACGCTAAAAGGAGGTGGGGGGTCTGGAAAAACTGGCTATCTTATTAATTGTGTTGCAGGTTGCTGAGGTGACTTTGTCCATTTTAGAAAAGATGAATAAGTAACATTGTGTAACTTGGTATAAAAACACTGATCAAAAAGTAGTGAGTGATGAAGATGTATTAGGCATACAACCGCGCCTTATAGTGTTTTTCGAGGGTGAAAACCCTCGTTTTTTTGTATTTAAAAAACCCCTCAAAAGAGGGGCAGAACGGTAGACAACAAGCAGAACAAGAGCTAGGCGGTCTCTTAATATAATGTTGTCTGGGTGAGGGCTTGGCTAGCTCCTCTTATTAATTGTGTAAACTTAGTATACAGTGAAAAGTTAATTATGTCAAACTACCTCGAATTACCTTGTGACCGACATCAGTGTCAGTCACAAGGTATCTATTTAGTTTCTTTCAACTCGACATCATACACTGTACCATCAATTTCAACTTGACCCTTACCGACTTTCGGTGTGTCGCCACCAACAGGTTGGTCGTCTGATACCTTCTCTTGCAATGCTAGGTATTCGGTGTAAGTTTCCCCACCGTGAGAAATTGTTCCGTCTTTCAAATCTACGAACTTGCGTTTGCCGTCCAATGTTTGAAGCGTGGTATATCTGCGTTTACCATCTGCTGAACTTATCCAGCCACCCCACAGGTAACCTTCACTTTCCACCGTCACATCAATATTCTTTACATAATCTCTCTTGATATTTTCCACTAACTTAGATGTAGCTGTTGGTTCTTGGAAAGCTCGTAAATTATCAATGGTCACAACGAAGTGTTTTGATACTTTATTCTCGTTCTTAGCTGTCGCTTCAGGTGTTACTTTGGTCGTTCCATACTTCGGACGTGCATATCCTTGAATGCTTTGAGCGTTCCAAGCGTAAGTGTTGCGCCCTACTTGTGACACGCCGCCTTTAAAGGTATTGCCTTCAATGGTTGTGATGGTGTTTCCTGATACAGATTCCACAAAGCCGATATGATTCGCAAACCCGTTTCGATTCCCATCCCATCGCCAAATAACTATGTCACCCGCTTGTGGCTTTACTAATCCTAACCAAATGTTTTTTTGTTTGAATATGGACTTGTGTCGTTCAACCCCGCACTCACGACCGATTAAACTTGTTGCGCCTGCTCTGTCTGCCACTACCGTGACAAAAGCATCGCACCAATCATCATCATACTTGACTGCATAACTTACTGGTCTAGGTGTTACTTTGTTATAATCATTAATCAACTTCTTATGTGTTGCACCGTACTTGGTTGCACCAATTAAACCCCTAGCAACATCCAGAACCTGCTTTGCTGTTACTGTCACTGTTTTACTCACTCCTTTAATTAACCCTTTTGCGTTGTCTAATTTGTCTAGTGCGCCATTATTCGCACGGTTAATTGCTTGTCTCCTTGCTTTCATCCCTTTTGAATAGTGGTCAAAACCACTTGCAGCATAATCATACTTTGCACCACCAACTTTAAACATACCTTTTACAGCTTCGTCAAAGGTTGCGCTGTCCGCTACTTTGTAAATACCGCCGCGACGAATTAAATAAGTCCAATCAGTCAAAAACTCATCAACGGACTTATAGCGCATGTAGTGCCCACCTTCATTTTTAGGGCGTGCGCTACCTTTTGAAACAACGATACCACTAGGTCGGTTAGGGTCGCCTGTCCACGTCATTCCCGACCAGTTATTATTTTCTCTTGCGACTTCCGATTTCCCCCAAATGCCTTCAAAATGTAGCTTAGTAATTAGATAGCTCGGTGGTACATTTAGGCTTTTGGCTACCTTTACAAGGTAACCAATCATATCACTCGGTAACGTAACCCCGTTATAATTTAGTTCCAAATTTATCGCTCCCTATTTTTGTGATGTCATATAGCCCGCTTGCACTTAATCCAGCTACAAATCCAGCTAGTAAATACTCCGATAGTGATTGACCAAAACCGACACCAATTAATAACAACATAATAATACCCACCAGTACGCTTATAGGTGCGTAAAGGCGGGTATCTGATACAAATGGCTTAATCATGTTTACAACGGCTTGTATCCACGGGATAAAGATTGTTGCGATTATGATTGTATTTTCAAGTAATTCGTCCATTAGGTTATTTCCCCTTTCAACTTCGCTACTTCTTTTTCAAGATTTTCAATTCGTGTAGCATATTCCTTGTTGATTTGCTTCTCTTTTGCTAGCTCTATTTCAGTTTGGTGCTTGTCTTTTAGCGCTGTTTGGTAATTTTCTAAGATGATGTTATATTTTTTCTCGATACTATTTATCTGGTCTTTTTGTCTCTGTATTTCTTCGTACAATGACGCTTTAATAACAATAAAATCATCCCGATCATCATCACGTTTATTGGCTCGATTATCCCCGTGGTTTTTTAGAAGCGCACCAACGCCACCAGCACCAAGCACTGCCACGACAAAGCTAATGATTGTTTCAATGTTCATTTTCATCTCGGTAGTCCCCCCTGTACAATTGAACAAAGGTCAGTAGCGTATAGCCTAACGCCAGCCCCCAACCACCGTTTTTTACAGGATGGACGAAATAGAACCACGCGACAAAAGCCCATGACATGGCAATTAGAACCAATAGCCAGCCTAGATATCGCCTTTTGAATGTCGCTAGTGATAACTGCGCCAGTAAGGGAGACACCAACAAACAAGCAATTAAAACGTACCGTAACGGAGGCTCCAATATGCGAATGCAGTGATTTCCAATCGCCATATTTAACCCGTATAGGACGGTGATAGCGTTGATTATTGTAATGATTTTATTATCGCTCATGACTTTAATCGATTTGTTTTGTTTGAGTTTATTCCAAAGCAAAATTATGCTTTTCAAATTTAGCACCTACTTCCATATGACTTCGACCCCTTTCTAAAAAAGAAAAGAGCAGCCGTTAAGCTACTCTAGTCCCATGTTTGATACTTCTAATAATTCAACTACTTTTGTGTGGTATGGTTCTGGAATATCTTCCACTTTTAACCACCCAAGATTAACTTGCATTACGAATAAATTGATCATCACGCTGTCCACCTCCTTTCGATTGAATAAATATTTGATTAAAGTTTTTAGTATTAGCATGCTTATTCACCTGCGTTTGCAAAAATGAATTCAGTTAGTGCCACTGCGGTTGTTTGTATTAGCGCTTCAGTTTGTTCTTGCTTCTTCTTCATTTCTAGCGCTGTTCCTGGCAACACTTTGTTATTTAAGACGTACTCGCTCACCGTTTCCCACTCTGATTCTGGATAGTTTTTCACCTCTTCCAATCGCGCCAGTATGTCGGGTTCATGTTCTACGTCTTGAAAAGATAGATTAGTGATATGTCCCATTTCTTCGTAGGGTTTTAATCGCTGTTCATTTTCAATGTATTGCTCTTTTTCAACGTCGTTATGCGTATATGTTGCAAGCACCGACATCAGTCTGTATTCACTATTTTCTCTATATAACAATTTAACTCCTCCTCGTTTATCTTTAATACTCCGTTTTCAATCGATATAAAAGGCCGTTTATTTGCAATCCCTTGCATGAAGTTCCTTGAACTTGCGTGTTCCGCATGGCCTTGCCAACTGCCTAACATTTCATTGGCTTTGTTAATTGACATTCTTCCTTGTCCAATTAGCCACGGCATTGCTTTTATCTTACGCTTTATTTTCTTTTTGCTTTCGTTGCGCAACAACCTGTGAGTTTTATATATTTTGTATCCATATGCGTTTACGCCTTGTTTGATTGGAAATATTTGCGTTTTCTTAGGGTTTGGCTTTAGGTTTAAGTGGTTGATCAAAAAGTTTTCAAACTCCGTTTTAGCCCTTTTAGCCGTTCCTTTTTTTGGTAATATCACAACTACGTCGTCAGCATACCGAACGTAATATTTATACTGCAAACACCTTTTGGCATACTGGTCGAATTCATTTAAATATATATTGGCACATAACTGCGACAATGAATTACCTAACGGCAACCCTTTTTCACTGATTAAATCACCGCTATCAACAATTAAGTCCATTACCCACAAAACATTTTCATCTTTAATCTTTTTCCGATATATCTTTTTGAGAATTTCTCTGTCAATCGAATAAAAGAACTTACTGACGTCGCCTTTAAGTATATAGGCGTCCGAACCATAATTTCGATACGCACCACGTAGGTTATTCTGAACTTGATTAACAGCTGCGTGGGTTCCTTTATCGACCATACAAGCATAACTTTCTTTGATGAACGACTTTTCAAATATCGGATTCAACCTCTCGATCAAAGCCAGTTGGATAATTTTGTCTTTGTAGTAAGGCGCATTAATGACGCGTTCTTTAGGTTCGTAAACCGTGAACTCTTTATATCCACCGAAACGATAAGTTTTATTATGGATTGATTCCCTTAAAGCTTTTAAATTAACAGCTTCATTGCGTTGGAATCTCAATGATTCATTCTTGTATTTACCGCCTCCTTTCAATGATTTTTGATATGCTGCTTTTAGATTTTCCATACTGAATATTTCATTAAATAAATTTGGCAAAAGTGCGCTCCTTTCAGTAGTCGGACGATTACCTGTTCATATTTTTACGTCATGGACGAGAGAACAAAACTCCTTTGCAAGTTCTGCAATCGTGTTATCAAAGCCTTGACCGTGATAATCTACTTCGTCTTGCGAAGCGGGGCGCCAAGCGTAATTCGAATTCGCATTCCAAGCGTTATTGTGATTCCCGTAAGAAGCGCCGTTGTTGCCACGAATGACGCGCGCCGTTACAGTCTTGTCCTCATGTATTTAAGCGGAACGAATGAAACCAGATAACATTTTGTTTACCTCGGTCAAGTCCTCACTTACGGTTTCGTAAAACCCTTTACTTATATATTTTCTGTTTTTGGATAATCTCATCAAAATCTTTACCGTCTGCAAATGGCCGTCTGCTTCTTGTGCGTAAACTTTTCGTTTTGATTTAACTGAATTCGCCATTTCAATAAACTTAATCAAATCATAAAAGTTTTGTTTAATTTCGGCGCACAATGAAAACTTCTCCGATTTCGGAAAGTTTTTCAATACTGGATAGACCTTGTTTAATAATGCTTCTGATTTCCTAGAAACCAGTAAACCTTGTGAATTTTTATGCTCCATTTTTCAACTCCTGCCTTCGCCTTCGCTACGGCCTAAGAGAGCAGAACCAAAGCGGGGCGCCAAGCGTAATTCGAATTCGCATACCAAGCGTTATTGTGATTCCCGTAAGAATCGCCGTTGTAGCCACGAATGACGCGCGCCGTAGGAGTAACGTCTGATTGCTCAATACACCATGCATAAGAGCCTTGGCCTGCCGAACTATGTGTGACTAAATCTTCGTCACTTAAGCCAATGCCCCAATCTTCTGTTGTCCCTGCGTGCGCTGGGTAAGCCCAATCTTGTAAACGCGCTTTCTCGTGAAGCGGAAGAATCAAGTTGTTCCATTCGCTCAATTCACCAGGCATACCACGGTCAGCGTCGTTATAACTATCCAGTGGGTCAGAACCGGCACCACGCATTAAACGCACGCTATAACGGTGACCTCCAATTGTTACAATCGTTTCTTGTTTGGTCGTAACGGCCGATGCTCCACTTGATAAGGTCGGCACCACGCGCCCATTTGTTCCATCACCGTAAACAAGTCCAGCTTCATAAATATCTATGTAACTGACCGAACTCCGTAGCGGTTTAACAGGGACGAAAATTACTTCTCCCATTGAACTAAACTTCGCCCAAGTCGTATTTTCATTAATTGGGGTTCCTGCAGCCAAACCACACGCAAGCGCTAGATTTGAAGCGGTCATTTCTCGTTGCCCTTCTGGGTTACCTTCGATTAAACCGAATTCTTGCGGTAGCACAAAGCTGTATAGCCCTGCTTTTTTATCGCCTTTTTGAATTCCTGTAGCACCAGGTGAACCAGAACTGTCCGTAACAAATGTTTTCCCTGCTAATTCTTCCAGCGCTTTAGCAATTCTTTCTTGGTTTTCCGCATTTGGTAAATTTAAATTAGTTGCCATTTTATTCCTCCGTTCTTAAAACTGGTTGACCGTTGACTACCGCAAACGAAATAGTTTTATCTGTTCCGTTGTCGTCAACGATCGTATACCGTTTGAAATCTTCTTTTTCTTTTGCTGTCAAAGCATTTTGCTTGTTGTTCCAAGTGTTTTTGTTCGCTTGCGTAACATGGACTGCACTGTCATTAATGTGATTATCATACTTCTGAAAGTCCATATTACTCATTGCTTTTTCTAATTCGCTAATGATTGCATTGGCTTCTGAAATTAATACCGACACGCTTTCGACATCTTCTAATCTTGGTGGACGCTCGTCCATTAAATGGCGATTGACATCAAAACTAATAAGCCCACTTGTATACGATTCGTTATCATTTTTAAAAACTACTTGTGCAACCCAGTTTCCAAAATGTGCAATAACTTCTGGTGTCATTTCGAATTCTGCAACACCTTCAACAGCAGTTACATCAACGCTTACTAAACTGTTATCATCACGGTTTAGCAGTGCGATCGTTGCAGTCGTGAAATTGAAATCAACATCATAAGGCTTAAAATTAAGAAAAGCTTCTGTATCACTCGTATAAAAAGAAGCGTTTTCCGTTTGCACATAGGAGCTTTGTTCACTTAAGATATTTACTTCAAAAGTTTTATTTTTCCTCACTTTATATCATCTCCTTTATTAAAGTGTTTTCCAAGGTAACCAGAAATTCGCATACTTATGGCGATATGATATTGGCATATGATTTGGAAAATCTTCGGTGGCAGCACTTGCATACATAAACCACTGGATTGTTACAGTGTTTGACACCTTAATGACGTATAGCGCAATATTATTCTTTTGGAAGCTAGATGGAGCATTTACTATCGTACCTTGCGAATTATTATTTATGGTATATATCCCTGATTCTGTGAAATTATTTAAATCCGCACCATTATATATGCCGTTTTCTTGAACGTACATCACGCTCTCGTCACCAACTCGAATTGGTCCAGATGACCTTAAACCTTTTTCCCCGACTTGCAAACTGCTTGCATATTCAGGTTCGTAAAGCTTACCAATAGCCATTCCGACGTCTTTGTAAGCGTCCAATAGAACGCTTGTTGTTCCGATGGTCACTATTGAAACTTGCGACGAAGTCAATTTATCTTTCAATTCAATTTTAATTTCATAACTCAAAGCTTCGCTGTAACCACTAAATGATTGATTTGATATGCTAACCGAACCATTAGTGCTGGTGTTGCTTACTACCTGATGTGTATCGTCCCAAACTGTGTCCGTTGCCGGTCTTATGTGGGCGCTTAGCGTCAGCGTGTTTTCGTTACCTAAATGACTACCAACACCCTTTGCACCGATAACAATATCTGTCGGTGAATCAGGGTCTCGGTGCGCTGTAACATCGCTTAGTATAGGTGCGTTGTACGCTACGACTTCAATCGTTTTTGGATCTGATGTTGTTCGTAATCCACGACTATCAACTACTTCTAAGGCAATATTGAATGTCCCAGCAGTAGTAAAACGCATAATTTGACTAAGTGTTTCAAATTCGGTGTTTAAATCGGCGGACGCGCGTTGTTGATTCGGTCCGGGGTTCATGATGATTGCTCCTGAAACTATCTTGGCCCCATATCTACCTAATGAACCACCGATAATATTAACTCTTGATTGTCCTTGTACCCAAACATCACCAATATTGGAAGAAATCAAAGAATTTCTTTCTTCTAGCGTCGGCGGATTAACATGCGGTTTAAATGCCGTTGAATTTGTATCGATAGACAATGTCAACCGAACTGTGTTTGTTCCAAGTTCATTACTACCATTAAATGTTGTGACTTCAATATCCACTGTGCCACTTAATGAATCTGGAAAGGTTTCTGCCAAGCTGTTCGGTGGTGTCCAATCATGGTAACTTCCAACGTTATTGGCTACCAGTCCTTCTTTTGTTCCAATTCTATACACCATTGTATGTGTGTAGCTTGTGTTTTGTCGATTGGTATATATGCGAACATCATTACCAAATGTAATTGAAGTTGTATGCAATGACGGAATAGATTCTCTTGCGATTTCAGATAATGATAGTGATTTGTTTATGGTAGCGGTAACTCCATCGCTTTCTCCTAAATAGCCTACATCACTCGCTTCTGCAACAATCGGAACAGTGCTTTCGTATGTATCGCGATTGATGGTAGTTGTCCACGTCCCTAAAGATCGTATTCCACCATTACTCAAGCTATAAGTTATGCCAGATAAATCGGCGACCGTCGTATTTCCGACTTTTATCGTTACTGTTTGCGGATAACCGTTATAACCAGCGGTTCCTCTGTCAGCTTTAAATTCAGCAACAATTTGAATTTCTGACGTGTTGTTTTCAATATTAGTGCTTAATTCAGTAGCCGTTACCACAAAAGATATTTTGTCATAATTCGCTTTCCATTCCGCCATTATTAGTTACCCCCCTTTAACGTAAGATAATATGAAGTGGTCTGGATTAGAAGCTAATGGTTCAAATTTATGATTCCCCATCTGTGCGCTTTTCGTAAAGATACCTCTGTCGATTTGTAAATATTGATTGGTGATAGCCGCTACTCGTGTTCCACCTGAATAGAATCCTAGTGCTTCATCATCTATTATCATTTGCGTGTTTTTACTTTCACTTGCTATGCTAATAGTGTTCGTCTCACCATCAAACTGAATATACCCTTCTTGAGTCACCCATTTCTGGGCTTGGTCATTAAGCTCGGTCTGAATATCGACTTGTGCACTATCAACCTTTTCTGCAAGGTCGTTAGCTTTCTTAGCGTCGCCTTCGACATCTTGGAGCCATTGGTTGTATTCTTCTTGCTGTTTTAAATATGCCTCCATGTTCTCTTGCATTTGTCTTTGAGATTTAGACAATGCTCCCACTTCATTAGAAACACCAGTTAAGGCACTGTTTGATGCTTTGTTGTCAATTTCACCTTGTAATTGTTCGGGCGACTTAATAAATTTCTCCAAACCGACTGCACCTTTGACTAAAGTCGCCCATTCAATGGTCGCTTGCCCTGCGGTTGAGCTATCTGGTTGATAAATACGGAATATCCTACGGTAATCAGCAGTCGGAGCGACAGCAGTAAAGGTTAGTTGATATAGATTGTCACCAAGTGATGTTAAGCTTCCAAGTCCGTTCGAACCGCCGTTTTGCCATAGTCCAAAGTTTTGAGTTGATTTCTTAGTTCCTCTTAAAGTAAACGTGTATTCTTCTCCTGCTTTAATATCTTCGGTTGTAGTGTATTGCGCCACTTGATACGACGTTGTACTAAAGCTGTTATCACCATTAAGAAGAAGATTAATACCGCTTGCACTTTCTCCGTCTTCCCCTTTTTCTCCTTCATTACCTTTTGGCCCTTGAACTTTCTGCCAATCATAAGCGCGCCAATCTTCTGGGTCCGCTCTTGATTCTGTAACTGTTGTACCAAGCCAAGTTTTCCCTTCTTCATGAGCTGTTGTAAAACCAGTTCCTTTATCGTCATCTGCCCATGCAGTGTGAATGAAGTTGTTTTCTCCTGGAGGTCCAGGTTGACCTACGCTTGTTTCACCCTTTAGTGATTCAAGCCATTCTTCTTCGGTACCTTCAAACCCACTTTCAATAGCTAATTCATAAGCAGACTTACCTCTTACTGTTTTCGAAACTGTTGTGCTTATAGTTCCAATTAATCTATTCGCATCATCATATACCCGACATAAGAAAGTACTTGCTATTCCTTCTAAATCCCGTGCTTTAACATTAATAACACTTGATGTTTCCGCATCATAAATGACATCATTAAAGTATGAATCACTTACAGTATCTTCTGACACTCTAGACCATCTAAAGTTACTAAATTGTTCTGTAACCTCAATATTCCCCTGAAATACTTTACAAATTAATAGCACTTCAGTATTCTCATCAGTTAGTGTTGTACTATCCAATGCAATGATTTCTAATCTTGGTGGTTCCCCTTTAACCCATTGGTCATATATCCCATCTCTAACACGACTTAATTCTCCTTGCAAAGCAATAGTAGAATCTTTTTCCATGGGTTCTAATTCGACAACATTCCCAATGGTCACTTTATTCAAACTTGAATTCGTTCTACTTGTTGAAATAGACAGTACTCTGGCTTGTATGTATAACGGCGGTGTAAATTCATGATCAATAAATATCCCTGTATCACCAATAGATAAATTTTGAGGAACTTCAAATAAACTCACGGTATATTGTGCTGAAGGCTCTCTGTGTTGATCCATGTATTTTGCTGCTTCTTCAATTAGCATAATATCTAATTTTCGATTTGAATCTTCGTAAAAACCTTCAATCCAATTTGCCCCAAATTCATTGCTATCTTGTGTATTCCATCTTTCATTCGCTTCATGATTATAAATATGAAAGTCACCCATTGGCGACGATAGACCTTTAACCCCAATATCACGGTCAAAATGTACTTTATTACCGTCCATATCGAAGGCATCAAAACTTATCATTCCATCAGGCGTCAATTCAATTGTTGCTATATTTGTATAAGCCGTAAGCGTATCTACTGCAGTCTCTTCTGAAAAATCAGCTGTAGCAGATTCATAAATGGCTTGAGCAATAAATTCAGCGTGACGACGATATCCTTCCGCATTCATATGAATATATTCGCCATTGGAACCATCTGAGTAATACCACGCTTCACGCATAGATAAGGCATATGTTTGCCAATCAACAAAATAAGCATTGCTTAATGACGTTGATAATTTGTTATAAACCCTAGATACCTCATTTGCATGACCTACTTGAGATGCCGTATTTACAAAAAGAACTTTCCGGCTATTTCCAGCGATTGATGCAAAATTATTCACTTCTTGTTCAGTCACACCGCGGTTAGTACCTAGAATAACAACAACATAATCATGCAATGTTCCATTGCTCTTCATTTTTGTCAGTGCCCTGGTTCCATCTAAGGATTCAATGCTATGCGTTATTTGCCTACTCCCCACAACATCATAATTTGAATTTGGAATAAGTTGTTTTAAGTACGGTTCAGTACCTACCCCTAAACTGTCCCCAATGACTGAAACTTTAAGACTTTGTACAAATGAGCGCCCGGCAGTGCTTAATTCAGCACCTGTCTTCTTAGGTTTTGGTTGCATATCTGGTTGATTCAATGAGGGTGTAGTAGGCGAGGTCGTTTGACCTGTTAGTGCCTCCTTATCCCATTCATCCAATTTATTATTTTCAATAATGTTAATAAGCTTTGTAGCATAACCAGGGTCTGTTGCATAAGGTGCTGGAGCATTTTGTAGTGCCCATGCAGCCTTTTTATAATCACGTTCACCAATGACATCTTTATAATTCTGTTCTCTCCAAGGCGTATTAGTAAAAAAGGCCGCATGATCTCTCACGCTATCTGCGATTGAGTCATACGCCCTAAAATCTGCCTGAACTGTAATATATCCTGAATTAGTCCATTCTTTGGTTGGCATTGTGACGATTCTTCCAGTCCAATCATCACTTGCCTTAATTCCAAAGTTATTGTTGTATGGGGATTGTGCCAAAGAAGATGTTCCCCATCCAGACTCTAATGCTGCTTGAGCACCGGTTATAGAAGGTAAAACTTGATGCGTTCGCCATCCTTCAATTGCACCTGATTTAATGCTATTTAAATACTGACTCGTTGTCATATTTACCTCCTTTATTGAATAACTCGAATATAACCGACAATTGACATACTATTAGCTCTTTGGACAATACCTACCGGATCACCTGCATGAATAACCGAATTAGGCGCACTCAAAGAATCACCTAGGTAAATACCTACGTGATTCGCATCGCCTGGCCAAGTATAACCAGTGTCATACATGATAAGGTCTCCAGGAACCAATTCACTTTGTGAAATACGTTTGAATGGTCCTTGTTGATTCCACATTGTTTGTGTTGTAGGACGTCCAGGAATACTAACCCCTGCTGCTCTCCATGCAGCAACAACGAATCCCGAACAATCATAACCATTAGGTCCATTCCCTCCCCATGTGTAAGGTAATCTTCGTTTACCTGTTTCATGAGCCCATTGAATCGCTTTATTATTCTTAGTATTAACTTCAGGTCGAGGTTCTGGTTTAACTGGTTCTGGAGTGTTCGGCTTATCTGAACTTCCTTCTGATACTGACTGTTGTTGAGCTCCACGTACTTTTAACTTCGTAATGACGTTATATAAGTCAACATTTCTTTCAATACCTAAAAGTAAGTCGTCGCTTGATACTCTGAATCCTTTAAAGTCCTCTACACGCTCTTTTAGAAAGTTTATGTGCATCCTTGGTGGTGAACCTGCCTCAAAATCGACCTCAAAGGATACTTCTACACCGAATTCTTTAGCTATCTGAAGTATCCTTTCAAGTCGTCTTTGTTGTTGCCCAAACTCAAGTTTTAATGTTTCTTCACTTTGTACTAGTCCTAAGTTCCAGCCAGTATTTTCAATGATATGGTTAACATAATAACTAATTGCTTCATTTGTTTTTGGAGGTTCAATTGCATCTACATATCCGTTCAGCATATTTATTGAAGCATCTTCACAAAACACTGTCTTATCGTTTGTATTCTCTTTTATGCTCGTTATAACCTGTAATGTTTGTTTACCTTCAGGTGTAAATTCTTCAATCAAATTACCTACTGCAATAATGCTATTTCTTGTATTCGTTTTTGGTATTTTGAATTCGAATGTATATAATGCTGAATCAATACTAGTGGTTAAAACATCATCATAGTACATAATTCCTTTCTCGGTATCATTACTAATGCTACCAATTCGTTCATACTTATTATTATAGACATGAATCAATTTAACCACCTACTTTCATATTCAATACTAGCGAACGGCATACTAGCCCATGAGCTTGTCTCAAGAGCAACTTCTGTTGGACCACCATCCAATTTGAAAAACTTACTATCGACATCAACGAGGCCAGCAAATTCAGTGCCATTTAATAGTATCTCGCCAGTTTCATTGTCAATTTCTAACTTATCACCTTTCATAAAGATATTTTCTATATCTCTATACAGTGATGAGTAACGACGTTGGACCTTAATGCTATTAATAATGTTATGGCTGTAAATCGGACGGTTCTTCCATCCTCCTGAAGCAACAAAAACCTTGCTTGCTTTCATTTGTCCTGCTGCACTGTTATATGCATAGTGTCTTATTGACTTTGGTGGGCTTCCGATACTCACGACTCTATTCGTTGTTAGATCCTCTTCATTCATCCAATAAATCGGAAATCCACCATACATGATTTCGAATTGTTTCTTACCTTGAAATGTTCGTACTCCGCGAATTGTATTTGGTCGTCCACGTGTAAAGCCTTGAACTGAATACCTAGTTCCATTGTGATGCCATCCATACCGAGCACTATCTTTGATATATACGGTATCACTTGTTGAGATAGCTGGTTGCGCCTTACCTTGAGATCCATTGTGATTCACAACAAAGGATAATAAATTACCTCTTTTCTCTAAGGTGACACTTCCATTCAATCTAGATAAAGAATCTGTATGAATTGTTCGACTAAATCCCGGTTGTGAACCTTGAGTAAAGAATTTTACAATTAAATCGTTCTTATCCCCAGAATTATCATATATATTAGCACCCATCACAATTCGATTGTCTTCTGTTAACACAGCTAATATTATTGAGTTAAGTCCTGAGTTTGTTCCATTCGCATCATAAATATCCATTCTACTTTCTAATAGAAAATCATCCGCAGTTTGATCATACTCTCCTGCATCAAAGATACGTTCATAAGCATACCCTTGCCAATTTTCTGATGTATCTCTTCCGTTTGGATTGATTGATGCACCCCACTCGTTTGTTGTAGCTCGGTTAGTTACTTTGAAATTACCCATATAAGGATAACCACTAGGGTTAGTCAGATATTTAAAGTTTCTTAGATCCGTCATCTCCTCATTCATTGCGTATTCCGATGGGGGTAATATAACTGTATCAACCTCTTGGGGATTCCCAATTGCTAGGTATCCATTTGGTGCTACAAGGGCTAGATAACCACAATCATCATTGAAGTCCACTTCAAACTTAGGCGTTGTTCGTGCAGTTCCTTTATTATCAACGACCACTCTACCTTGACTGTTGAAATACTTTCTTACAGAACCTTTAACATCTCTCCAAAAAGTATCTTCACTGACAAAATTTAATTTGAAAACTCCATAACGAAATCGACTAGACGATAAAGAACCGCCATCCAATTTACAATTAAGATAGCGGTCTGGTTTATCACTTATGATTAAAGGTTTCACTTCGTCTTGATATAGAATCTTCGCAAGTTGTTCTATATGATGGCTGATATTATCCTCAATACCAATCTCAATTGTCAGACGAATAGGATTAAGTTTGCTACTTTTAAGTTTGCTTAATTCATTTGTCGGATGATTCATGAAGGTATTGGATACTTCTGGCATTATGCTCGGGTAGACGTTTAAAATCTTGCAATGTTTTGTTAATTCATAGCCATTGTATGTAGCTTTTAATCGCACAATTAGTAGTCTCCCTTCATTCTGTTTTTACGTGTCGTTAAAACAGTTTCGTATTGTTTTTGATATGGATGTAATCCTTTAGTTAAGTTCATTCCATCTAAGTAAGTGTCCGATGGTTTATTTTGAATACTTTCTAACATCTCCGCAATCACGGCAAGCAAATTAATCATTTGACTATTGTCTATTGTTCCAATATTTAAAGCCGTTTCGGTGCTCTGTCCTGAGTTGCTACTCTCAACAAATTGCTTCGATGTCCGATTCATTGATTTCATTAAATTTGAAATGTTTGCCCCTAATCCGAATTCAAAATTTGATGGAATATCTTTTAATGCACTCATCATACTTTGAGTTAAATTACCAATAGCTCTTACCGGTTTATTTGCATCTCTATCAATGGAATCAGCAATGGTTCCTCCGAAATTAAGTCTATGAATATCTCTTAATGCTCCTTCTTTAGCTGGCGAGAAAGGCAAATAATTACGGATGGTTTGAGTCACATTACCAATTGCAGATTTGACTTTCCCAACCCCTGCACTAATACCATCTGCAATCATCGATACAATATTAGACCCTGCATCTTTGAAGTTATTCCACCACCCTGTGATAGTGTCATAGACTCCAGACATTACAGAATCAGCAGCAGATTTTGCACTTGATACTTTATCTCTTATCGCATTAACTACACTCGTCCAGATTTCTTTAACTTTTGCTAAAATACTATTTAATCTTCCTGATACTGCCGTTACCATATTAGAGAACCAAGTTTGCACACTTGAATAAGCGCCTGATACACTAGTAGTTACTGAAGTCCAAATGTTAGAAAAAGCAGTACTGACTGAACTCCACATTCCACTAGCACTTTCACTTACGGTAGCCCACATAGAACTAAACCAACTAATTACACTCATACCTAAATTACTAATCCAAGCTATACCTGTTTGAACAAAGGTCGCTATTACTATTCCTACATCGGAAAACATTGTCCCCCACTCAGTGACTGCTGTCGAGATCGCCTCGCTTAGCCAAGCCATAATTTCATCCCAGTTTTGCATAGCGATAATCACACCAGCAATAACTGCAGAAATACCCAAAATTGCAGCTGTTAAAGGAAGCATTGCTATGTTTAATGCCGAAAATGCCCCAACTAATCCCATAACTGCTACAGCAATTGGGGCGACTACCGCTCCAATACCTGAGAGCAACAGAATAAACTCAGCAAAAGCTTTTCCTGCTGGGCTTAATTCATTGAATTGAGTTATTAAATCTTCGATAAAACCAATAACTATAGGTAAAATATCGTTTGCTAGTTCGAGTAAAGCTTCACCTAAAGGTAATAAAGCTTCCTCCAATTTCCTTAAGTTTGAACTGAATTTTTCTTGTTGAGTTCTTTGAGAAAATATTTGAGCAGCTTCGTCCGCATTTTGATAAGCAGACTCAACACCATTCACAGCACCACTTGCACCAATCATTGCTTCAATAACCTTTGTACCTGCATCTTCACCCATAGAACCGAAAATCTCTGAAATTGCTGCAGCCTTTTCTTGTTCTGATCCTAGTGACATAATTTCTTCACCTAATAATTGAAAGGCTTCTTTAGCTGTTAAATTACCATCTTCAATTTCTTGGTAAACTTCTTCAAACCCACCACCTAGATTTTCAACGGCCGTAGCAATCGAACCATCATTCAGTCTTACTCCAAACTCTTTTACGAGGTCGTTAACCTTATCTAAATTGTAAGCCCCTCCATCAAGACCGGCTTCTAAGATAGCAAACATCTCTTCAGCGCTATATCCAGACTCTTCAAATAGGGTCGCGTACTCTGCAAGGTTATCCCCTAGTTCATCTGTCTTATCTAATCCTCTTTGAGTTCCTACAGTCATCACATTCAGTGCTTCATCCGCTGATACTCCGAATGTTGTCATAAGTGCATTTACACCACGCAATGATTCAGGTATATCAGCATCAAAACGCTTAGCGAAGATAGCGACGTTTCTTGAAACTTTTTGCAACTCAATATCATCTAGATCTTTTAATTGAGTTCCTGTTTGTACTAGAATATCTCCGGCTTCTTCATAACTATCAACAATGCCTGATTTGTATAAATTATTTATTTTTTCAGCAGTTGACTCGGCTTCATCACCGACTAGACCAAAGGCAGCGTTATACTTCACAACTGCATTATCGATTTCTCCGCTACTTTCAATTGCGGCTGTTCCGATGTCGATAATCTTATCGGTAACACCGCCTAGTTGATCAGCAGCATCCATCAAGTTACCAGCATCTAACTTGTCACCCATGTTCTCTAAAGCATCGCCTGCTTCATTAGCTGACGTTTCTAGCCTTTGTAATCCATTTCTTACATCTTCTATCGATGAGCCATCATCAATTGAATCTAGTTCGTTTTTAAGCTTTGATATATCAGCTTCCGAACCTAATGCAGTACGACCGATTTGATTTAGAGCTGTCTCTAATTGCTGAGAATTAGCTCGGCCATCTCTTATTGCATTCGTTAGTTTCGTTCCAATAACGTCTGAGAAATCATCAACCGATGTTCCAGTTGCTTCAAAGTAAGTTTCTAACCTTTGAGTATTTCTCGCAAGGTCCTCTTGTTCTTGTTGGGAATTCTTCAAAGCAGTTTGATAGTGATTTAATTTACTTTCTGTCTCAACTAATTCTCGTTGAAATGCACGGTATTGTTCCGCATTGATATCTCCAGATTGGAATTGTCTATCAACTTCTGCTTGAGCGTCTCTCAACTGTTTTAACTTTTGAGAGGTGTTATCTATCTGATTCGCTAATAGCTCTTGTTGTTGTGCTACCAACTCAGCATTGCCCGGGTTGAATTTTAATGAACTATTCACACTACGCAATTCTTTATTAGTATTACGCGCACTCTTTTCAACATCTTTTAATACTTTGTCAAGACCGGTTGATTTACCTTCAAGTTCTATTGTGATTCCTTTAATTTTAGATGACATTTACTCACCTCTCCTTCGTTAAAATGCATCAAAATGAGCTTGGCTAGCTTGAATTACCTTTGGCTCACTCGGATTATTATTTTCTTCTTGTGCTTTAATGTATTCTCCAGCGAAGTCAATTAAAGAACCGATTGTTAAATAATCTAATTCTTCAATAGATAAACCTAACTTTTTTGCAATAAAAAGAAACGAATCGACAGTGATAATTTCATCATCATCGTTCGTTTCTATTTCTTCGTTTTCTGTTTTTTTTTCATCAAACCAGTTAACATATCTGTAATTTCAGGAATAATATCCTCTAACGGGAACTCGTCAAACCCCTCCAACCATTCAGCTAGTGGCGGTATCGATTTATCAGCCATCTTCGCAAATAACCAAACTAATCTATAGACAATTTCTAACTCTAGATTGTCAATTTGCTCGTAACTAAGGTCATCCAGACCATCTTCACTACCCATGTTCTCTACACTCTTTGAAAGCTTTAGAACATCCGAGAAGAAATCAGTTTGAAAGAATTGTTTATATCGAATCGGAACACCCGCATGGGATTTTAAAATGATTAACTGATCATCAATCTCAATGATTTTTTCCAATATTACACGCCTCCAACTTCTGTTGGTTCATGAACTTTATCAAACCAGCTATTATACACTTCTGGTGTCGTATTTTCATTTGTATTTGTTTTAACCCAGTCATCAGTTGGACGCGCTTGAGCTTCAATTTGCATCTCTTGTGTGCCTGGTTCGATTGTGCTTCCTTTTGTTTGTCCAGCAACAGTAGGTCGTCCAGCTGTGTTGTAATACGAAACATATCTTACACCATGCTTATCACCTTCAAATTGCCACATTAAAGCAAATGGTGTTGATAAAGCATTACCTTTCTCTAAAACAACGCCATCAATTTCTTCAAATCCTAAACAATCAATTTTGAACTCATCAGTAATAATGGCCATCGTCAATGTTCCCGAATACCCATTATTAACAAAAGTACTAAAGTAATTTGTATTATCTGCATCAAAACGCATGTTTTCTTGTTGCGGATCCATCGTAAATGTCACTGCACCCGGAATTCTTTTCGGTGTATCGTATTCAATAGCACCATCTGTTTCATTGATTACTTTAGCGTAACGAACATTCGATAAACCATATTGGATTTTATTTTTTTCTGCCATAATTTTTTTCTCTCCTTTAAAGTGTACTTAAATAGAAAAAGTTTCCAAACATATTTTGAGATTCAATATATGTTTCAGACTTTGTCCAAGGTATTTTATTAATTTTGAATAAATCTTTTACTTTTCTTTCTAAATCACTATCTTTTTTATCTGTATAAACTTCAACAATATAATCTTGTTGTTCAACATAACTTTCATCATCAGCATTAAAAGGGTTTTCTTCATCAATATAGTAAATGATAAAAGGAGGTTTAATTTCCTCACCTTTCCCAAATGAATGGTATGCAACAGGTAACCCTATTGTTTCTAACATATTTTTCATTTCAGATGATTCCATTTCTACCCCCTTATTGCCTTCTCAGCTTTTTCTATATAATCTTTTATCATGATCTCTTCTACAGGCCTTATATGCTCCCGACCTTCAACACGCCCGCCATTTCTTGTAGCATGGCCTTTTTCTAGTAAGTGCGTCAGTTGATAATTTGTCTTGTTATGTACGATATGTTTTTTACCTACAGCCTTAGACCTCCAACCTTTTGCATAGTCACCAGATTTTTTAGGACTTGATTGTTTAAGTCGTTTAGCTCCTTCTTTCGCTATCTCTTTAGCTGCTTCGTCAATATCTTCGATGACATCATCCGTGTACTCACGTAAAGCCTTCGCGATTTCACTGGCGATATCAATCATCAAAATCACCAATTTTAGAAGAACATTTGATTTCTAGATGTTCACTGTCAATAAGATATGTACTATATATATTCAGTCTCCGACCTTCGAACCATACAAACTGTTCATTGTTGTATTCATAGGGCTTAATCTCAAATATCTCTTCTATTTCAATACCACTTTGGCGCGCTTCATAGAATTCGTTTCTTGGGGTTTGTTTCCGATTGGCCATGACCCGTGTTCTAGACTCTTTTGGAACTCGATTACCATCTTTATCGCTTTTCCATCCGGTTTGTCCAATAAGTTCTATGTCATATTCCCAATTATCATTCATCTAATCCACCCGCTCTTTCACCTTGAGTCATTAAATTATGTAATCTGAACTGAATGTCTCTTGGCATTGATTTATTTTCCACATTTCTATAGCGATATTCAGCAAAATCAACAATGAAAAATATATGCTCTGGATCTAGTTCATCTAATGATATTCCATATGTTCGTTTAACTTCTTGCTCCACACCTTTAATCAATGCAATAAGATAGGGATCACGCTTGTCACTCGTAATCCCAATCTTTGTCTTCAGTAAAGTTAAAGCTCGTTGAATCATTATTCATCACCTTGTTCTTCAAGTGGAACAATCAAAGATCTTCCTAACTTGTTGTTATCTCCTTCTAACTCAGCAATACGCGCTTCAGAAACTTTCCTTTTGGTCGCTGGAAACGTATCATCAATTTGATAAATACGACCTCCAGGATGTGCTTTAGTAACATCCTGTAAGTCTTTGAAGGGGTAAATTACTTTATGAGCCATATATTAAGCCCCCTCAACAGCGCGTGTGTAAGTGAAGTAGAATCCTGCTGATGTATCAGTTGTTTTAACTTGGAAGCGAGAGAACATTGCTAAAATTTGTCCATAAATATGGTGGTCAACCCAACGTACAGATGCTTTCTTACGGTCAAATAATGTTACTGCTGCTTTTGAGTTTCCATAGAAACCTACTAGATCCCCATCATTTGAACCGATGACATCATCATCTAGAATCTCAACTGGTTTACCAAATAAGGATTTACCAGATTCAGCTTTAATATCTGGCTGTAACAAGTAGCATCCTTCGTTATCTTTTAATGTATCTAACTCATTAAACATTGATGCAGAAACAATCCAGCGTGCATTTTTGTTGTACACTTGTTTCATATCAACGTTTTTCATTTTCTTAAGTCCATCAGACCCCACAACCGAAGAAGCTGGTAGTGTTTTTAATGCTGCAGAAATTTGATCGTTCTTAGTATTCAATTCTTGTAATTCAATACTATCTGCGATTAAACCTACTACATCGTAATCCGCATCATCAATCATTTCTTGAGAAATTGGAATTTCGCCACGGTAAGTCACAATCTTATAATCAACATCATTGAATGATGGAACGTTTAATTCAGGGTTTTCCGCCAACTCTTCAACGCTAGTCATCTTTCCAGTTGCGCGTTTAATTACTGGCATAGATCCAGCACCACTATTCACTTTTACTACATTGACGAATGGTACTAAATTTAATTCCTCATATGGTTCTTCTAACTGTGGTTTCATCAACTCATCCGGTACTAAAGCACCACCTTCAACAGTTGTAAATTTATCACGTGTTTGTCCTTTACTACGGATGTAGGCATCTAAGCCATTACGTACCTCTACTAAGTCTTTTTTGTTCATGCTACGTTCCCCTTTGTCATTTTCTTTTTTATCATCTTCAGGACTTGGTTTTTTGTTATTAGCTTCCTCAAGTTCGGATTCAAGCTCATCTAATTCTTTCTGAAGATTTGTTTTTTGGCTTTCTTTATCATCAATATCCAATTGAACGCTATCAACTTCTTCTTCAATCGTATTAATATCTTCTTCGGTTTCTGCATCATCAATAGCTCCTAAGAATTCATCACGTCGAGCAACTAATAGATTTAATTCCTCCGTTAATTTTTCCATTGAACTACGTTTCTTTCCTAATCGTGCTGCAATAATTACTGGATTTGCCATAATTTTAACTTCTCCTTTAATGTGTTTTTTCTTTTATTCAGTACTTCTTTTTTGAATCTATTAATATCTTTTTTTCGAGCAGATGCTTCTGTTGAGGGATAAGCTGGGAACGTCACAATAGATACTTCAATCAGATTCATATCTTTAATCGTAGTTTTAAAAGTTCCATCACCTCTATCTTCGAATTCTTCCTCAATCGGTTGAAAACCAAAACTACACGCCGTAATATCACCACGCTTTACGCGTGAGTAAATATTTATTGCTTCTGCATCGTTCTCATTAATTTCAACTGTCCCGAACAATCCAGTACTATCCGAATTCAACTCAAGGGTATTATTGCTAGTCCTTCCTAAGACAACACCATCAATATGGTTAAATAGACAAACGATATCATTATTTCTTAAACTGTTTACAACTGCTTCCGGAGCGACTTCCTCAAAGAATCCTGGCCACAATTCTGTTTCCTCGTTATATTTAATAAAGTATGCATCTAAATACTTCTGAGATTCTTCTTCTTTGGCTCTTATTTCAACCTTTAAAAAGCTAGTTCGTTTCTCTTCCACTTTTTTACTCACCCCCTTTCAATTTTTCTTGATCACCTAACTGTTCTACTGGAATATAGTTTTCAAGGACAATTAACTCTTCCATCTCTTCATCTGGATCCAATCCAACCCAATCCCTTAATTCATTACGTCTCATAGCATTCATTTGAACCATTGCACCACCTGCACTAACTAGGTCAGTGATGTTGTATGCATATAGACTTCGCGGATTCAATCTGAAGTACCAATCTTGACTTAATACCAAATCTCTCGTGAGTGTTTGAGCGATTGTTTGAGCAATACTCATGACTCTTGTATTAATGAAGTTGTTATATTCATCTTTGTTAAAATTACCAACTCCAAGAAAAAAAGCCGGAACTTGTAAAAGCCCAGCGATTGTTTTCTTATCTAGTTCTACTGATTCATTAATTGCGATATCCTTTAAGGATAATGGCTTAATCTGTTCTACTTCTAGTAAATCAGCCGGAATAACCCATGGCTCACCCGCTTTATCACTATCCAAGTATTTATCTTTAACACGGTCTCGCCCTTCCTTAGAGGCTAATTCTTCGTTTAATGCATCTACTTTAACAATAAGGTTTGGTAAGTAATTACTCCGCATAAACTCATTCTTTGTTTTGTTTGCTTGGTTTAAGTTTTTAACTATATCACCTAACTCAATTCTAAATCCTCGCCCCTTCCATGGTTGTGATGGATCTGGATTAGTTACAAAATGAATCAGTTCATCCATATGATAATCGTCATCTTTATACTTTATATACATCTCACCTTTTTTGTGTTTATACTCGACATAATCCATATCAAAGGGAGTTAAATCTTTAATCAATAACGTTTCAGGATCGATACTAATATGGACGATTGAATTACCATCACCATTCAAAAGTAAATTCGTAACAATATTGTAAATCCATGTTTTTCTCGTCATACCTTTACATGGATTGATATCAATCTTTCTTGATAATCCATTGTGAATGCGTCTATCTCCACCATCTGTATTCTCCATCAGATGAATCGTCATATTACTTACAAGGTCCGCTAATTTATACGCAGCCATCTTTACGTCCGGATTGTCTGATAACTTTACAAACCCTGGATAATCGTCAAAATAGCCCGCTTTATTCAAAGCCCAAAAGCGACTAGCATTTGAGGAATCATTATTAATACTTCTTCTGAACATATTACTTATTCTCTTCATAAAACTCATTTATTCACCGCCCTTCTTTTAATCTCTATTGAGCCAACTTGATACACTTTCTTGGCTCGTTAAAGCTTCAAGCATTCTTACTGAAGCAAATACCCCCGCATCAAATAAATCGATACGTGACTTATCTTCAACTTTTTCATATTGAATCATATCGTCGGTTTTTTCGATTGCATGTACATTCTGCACACTATATTCAAATGCTTGATTATGTAGGTAGTATAATTCACCGTTCTTAGCTTTATTCTCAATTCTTCTAAATCCTTCAGACTTTTTATAGAAATACTGAGGTTGATCCACGATTCTAAATCTCGCTTTCTTCATTCCGTTAAAGAACTCACGACCAAACTTTCTATCAAACCCTACTTCTTTTATTTTGAAGCCTATCTTACGCATCATAATAAACCAATTAATAATATCGGTATAATGAACCGTTGGAGTGTTACTCATTGTTAGAACACCATCATCCTGCCACCCAAACAGCGGTATGTTATCTTCTTCGGCTTTTGCGTGCGCCATAACGACCGGGAAGAAAGCATGCGTGATGACAATATCTATTGATTTTCCTTCGTGATTATACTGACCGTATAACGCAGCTGCAGTTAAGTCATGCAACTTAGATAAGTCGGCACCGCCGTACCAATCAATCTTCATCTTAGCTAATTCTTCAATGGTCCAATCAAATTGCGTATCACTGCTTCTAAATTCATCAATATTAAAGTAAGCACGCATTGCACTTGTATAGATGTTTAATGACTTTGCTAAAAAATCTTTTCGTTGTTGAGGGTCATTCTGTGCTTGATACGCATCATTCTGCATATCTTCAGGACGTATCGTTACACCATAATTCGGATTAGCTTTTTCGTGCTCGATTGGATTAGTGTAATCAACATCACCATTTTCGTCCTCATCCGCCTTAGCAATAAATACAAAATACTGTTCATCCGTCACTGTTTTATCAAGTATCTTCTGACAATACTTAAGTCGGTTGTAACAGAACGTATTCATGTCATCACCAGCCGTAGTAATACCAATCATCAGCTTATTCGTATAAGCTTTCATTGCTTCTTTGATGATGTTGTACTGCTTCGGATTCTTATACGCATGTAACTCATCGGCGATACCGATATTACAGTTAAGCGAATCTTGTGCATCAGGATTAGCAGCCAAGGCTTGAATGAATAACGAACCATCGCCCAACGAGCCACTGATTGAATGCTCCATATTGTTATCTAAAACTCTGAAGTTTTCTAGTTCGCCCATCTCTGCAAGATTATATTTAATAAACTCAAATGACTGCATAGCTTGTTTTAAAGCAGCACCAACAATATAAACCGTTGAACCGGATCTACGCTCTAATAATGCTAATCCCCATGATAAAGCACTAACAAATCTTGTTTTACCATTCTTACGTGGTAAAAAGATAAAGACTTCTTTATAGCGTCTTATCTCTGTTCCCTTTTGAAAAAAACCTAGGATGTTATAAATAATAAACTTCTGCCATGGCTCCAATATAAAAGGCTCCCCACGTAATGGAGAACCATCTAGCCGTTCACCTTGATTATGAACAAAAGTAGTTTCAATTATCTGTATAACAAACTCAGCATCTTTAGTTCTGAAATCATATTCCGAATTATCTAAATCATCCAAAAACCGTTGACACGATTGGATGGTTTCTTTATTAGCTAACTTTTTTCTAGCTACAACCGATTGTGCATACTCCATCACAATCATTTTATTTTTATTTATTTTATCCAATCATTTTCAGCGCTTCAGCTAATTTTGATTTTGGCGGTTCTTTGATGTCTGTTAGAGATTGATATGACCTAGGATTAACCATGAGTCTATCGGAGTATGTAATGATATCTTTTCTCAGCGCCTCTAATTGAGTAACCAAAACAGGTTTTTTGCCAAAATCATCTTCAATTGGATACCCTAACTCTTCATAGAGTTCCATCATCCTTTGATAGTGATAAATCAGATCAGCATAAACTTCAATCAGCATGTCGAATTCCTTCTTGTAAACATCTAGCGACTTCATGTCGTTCGTCACTCTGGACTTAATTCTATTAACTTCTTTAATCTTAATTTCAAACGTCATACTTTCTGTTTTACCCGAACGTTTAAAGTAATTAGTTGCTAGTCCAAACACTTCAATAACCTTTTGTAAAATGTGTTCCGATGCACTTTTCTTGTTATTTTCAATTTCGGATAAATAGTTTCTAGATATACCAATCGCTTTAGCGAACTCAGCTTGAGTCATACCTTTTTCTTTCCTCAATTTTTTAATTAATTCGCCCACAAATCATCACCGCCTTTCTTTTTGTCGCTCTTTTTATGTGAAATACTTATGGAGAGGGAAAAGGCCCTCCCCCCTCGGTACCCTCCGATTCAAAAAATTAATTATGGGGTGGGGGGGTACCATAGAATTTTTTAAATTCATTTTTAAATTTGTTCTGCAATGCTATACCTTCACCAATAATTTCATTGGAATTTCTGTCATGAATTTTATTATGTTCGCTTTCATTCACGCTTGTGAGATTCCAATTGACTAGTGCAAGTTCAGGATACAATTCAAGTGGATAGATATGATGAACTGTATTTGCTGCAGTTGATTTACCAAACCGTTTGGATAGTTGACACAAATAACTATCTCGCTTTAGAATTAACTCACGCTTTCTCTTCCACTTCTTAGACTTATAGAATGGATTAACTACTTTCATTTCTCGTCATCCTTATCACTGATAGGTTCTATTCTATATATTTCATTAGTATGTATTGTATACTCTTCGTCTAATCCGTCATGAAGTAAGTCAACAACAATCTGATCAGGTGGTTGAGTTTTTATGATGCGTGCCATTAGTTCCATCTTGTCTATAAATACTATTGTTACAACTTCACCAGGCTCAAAATTTAAATCAACTGGTTTGTTCATGTAATCCCCTCCATATTTGTTTGTATAAAAAAAGACCTCAAAAGAGGTCTCATTTGTATTTATTTTTGATATATCGCCATAGATTGAAGACAACTAGGCATCCAACTACAGCGATAATAATAAGGTTAACTGTAGTTCTGTCCATTTTTATCACCTATAATTTTTCAGTATATTTTGTAATTCTTTCAACCGTATCATCATCAAAAAAATCATCATAATCATTTATTTTTGCTTTTATAAAAGTCAATGGATTTACTTTAAACCCCGTAAAGTCATACTTTAATTGAGATAAGATTAAAGAAAAAATATAAATTTGAAACGCTGAGAAGTCTTCACCTAACTCGTTCTAGATAGACTCTGATCTGTGCGTACTTTTCATATATTTTGCAAATGAATTAATTGTTTCATCAGAACCGTACATAAAAACATCACTAGTAATAGAATACATTGTATCCTCATCCATATTTTCTATAGTCCTTAAATCCACTAAAAAGTTTGTCCATTTTTCAAATAGTTTCTCTATTTTTTCTCCGCTTAATTGTCTATAGTATGCTTCTTGCTGTAAATTTCTATTGTTATCATGTTCTTTGCTTTGAAGGATTAAATTTTTATGGAGCTCTGGTATTACCTTAATGTACATGACTAGCACAGTAATAATGACTGTCGCCACTATTCTTAATATATCACCAAATAAAACTAACAAACTATCCATCTTTATACATTCCTTTTTGATACAACTATATCAAAAACCACCCCGGTTTGCGAGGTGGAAATAGGATGCTTTTAATGTCAGGCGGATATCTTCACTTATCCACAATATCATTCTACCACCTACAGCTCTCAAATTATTCTCAACTTTCTCTCAATATTTTCTCAATTCATTCTCATTTAAGTTAAGTTGCAATTAATTACATCTCAACTATCAATTCACCTAAGTGATAGACTTCCGCAAAAGCAAGCTGTGCTTTCTCCAGCTTTCTATAATAAGTCGCAACACTGATGTTGAACTTTGTTACTATCTCATATTCTGATGGTGCACTGATTGTGTAGTGCTCCCATAGTAGCTTACGTTGCTGGCCATTCAATTTATTCAATGCATCGTGTATATGAGTGATAATTTCAATTGCTGATACCTTTCTAGTAACCATATCTTCTACTGGCTTGCTTGTGCCTCCATCGCCCTTAGGCTCCAATGTATAGCTTGCTGTAAGCTTTTGCTCGTATTGTCTACCAGCCAATCTTCGTAAACTATGATACTGCCCTAATAATTTCATTACATTTCTTCGTGTCATTTTTTCGTTTATTTCTGGTAGTAGCAATACGATTCCTCCTACAACTTATTTTCTAACTTTTTGAATATAAAATCCACATGGCATAACATCCCCATTACCGTATCCAAACTTCTTCTTGCGTTTATTCTTCTTTTGTTTATTTGGATATTCAGTTAACAAATACTGATAAGCTAATCCCTTTGTCTTAAAGTATCCATGAACTAACTTCGAATCTTCAACGACTATATAATGATAATCTTCAACTAGCAATATTAATACCCTCCCTTAAAATGGTAGATCATCGTCGTCAATATCAACTGGTGTACCTTCAAATGGTTTACTTGGTTGATAATGTCGAGATGAATTCGCATCATAATTTGTAGTGCCTTGTGTATTGCTGTTTGATTTATTATTTTGGTTATTGCCTTGAATTTTGTTCTTTGACTCTAATAAGTGGAACTTATCGACAATGAGTTCTGTTACAAATACTCGTTGACCTTCTTTGTTGTCATATGTTCTTGATTGTAATCTTCCTTGTACACCTAATAATGAACCTTTTTTCGTAAAGTTCGCTAGATTCTCTGCTGCTTTTCTCCAAATGACACAACTAATAAAATCTGCCTCTCTCTCACCATTTTTTGAAGTATAGTCTCTATTAACAGCAAGATTAAATGTTCCAACGGCAGTACCGTTTGTCGTGTATTTTAAATCTATATCTTTTGTAAGTCGTCCGACTAAATCAACTGAATTCAATTATTTCCACCGCCTTGTAAGTTGTCATGATGTTCATTGTATTTATTCGCTATATCGATAATCACATCTAAATTTTCACGGCGATTAATAGCATTAAGTACTTCTTCTCTAAACCAGGCATCTAAATCTGTTAAAGTTGTGTATTCAATCTCCATATTCCACCTCTGTTACTCTAATTACTTTTGGTTTAACGTCAAACCAATCTCCATCTGAACCCTTAAAACGATATTCAATTTCTTTAGCTGCTTCATCTTCATCATCTGCTTCAACTGGATATTCAAAATACTCTCCCTCGCTGAAAACTACGACATTAAATAATTTAGACATATTACGTCATCTCCTTAACGGTGTAGCCTTTCCATTTCTTTGGAGTTAATCGGCCATTTCCTCTTAGTAGCGCATCATAAAGTGCATCTGGATTTACTCCAGCCAATTGGATTAATTCTTTCCTAGATTCATATATTGTTCGTTTTCCATTTGGATCTATTAATACAAGTGGCTTGGATTTAGCTATTCTTCTTCTTTCGTTTGACTTGACTTTACCACCACGAAAAAATAGCTTTAATTCATATAGTCTTACCTGTTCTGGCTTACTAAGATTTTCCATATCAAGCAACGATATCATTTCTAACCACTCATTAAAATGTTCACTTGCTCTAGACATAAATCAACTTACCTTTCCGCACTTAATACAAACTCGACGATTAGAAATTTATTTGTGTACACATCGTATCTAACATTAATAGCATAGTGATGATTGCATAATGCTTGTCTTATTCTTATTATTAAATTCTTCATTCCTTTTCCTCCCAAGTATTTTTGAATTTACAAATTAATGCAAACTCCTTATTGTACTCATATGATAACTTCTTCATTTCTGTTATATACTCTTGTTGTGTGAGTGTTCCTATTTCTAGTCGGTAGAGTAAGTCCATACTTGTATGTCTGTATTTTTTGTCTTGCAAGTTTATTTTTGTATTTATATCCATTCGTTTACTCCCTTACATAGTTATCTATCTTTCCCAAGCGTGCGATATACTTCATAGTGTCCTTGAGTTCCATTAGTAACAACTTCTGGAAAATAGACTACTTCGTACAGATTTGGTCTAATATCATCTCCAGCTTCATACCAATGTACAGTTTGTGGATTAGTACCGCTTAATGTTTGTCCGAAAATTGGATCCACTGATAATTCTGAAACTTCCTCTTGAGTGTTATTCCCCATATAAATGTATAAAAGGAATGCCACTAATAAAATAACTGATATCGACAATACACCTTGAATTACTTTAAAAATGTTATCCATTCAACAGTTCACCCCAATATTAATTATCCCCAGTAAGCTCAGAAACTTTATCATTAGTATGATTTAACAATCCATTAACTTGTGCTTCAATCTGGCTCAACTGCCCATTAACTGCACCTAGTTCATTATTCAATTCATTAATGCGATTTTGCTTATCATTAATTTCTTGCTGCTTCGCTTCAATCTCTCTTTGTTTTTCTGTAATCTCACTATTCTTATTCGTGAGCTCTATAGAGTGATCTGTCTTAATTTGTTCAATATCTTGTTTTAATTGAGCTACTTCAGTTTGTAATTGCTCTTTACTTCCACTCTCACTATCTAGTTGAGCTTGTAATTGTTCAGCACGCTCTTTTTCTTGTTTAGCAAATGCGAATGTAAAATCATAGTCCTCGCGAATTTGGTTTAAACTATCAAACACATTCGAAGAAGCATAACCTGACACACCACCTAAAACAAAAATACTTACTGCTAATAACGCTATATATCTTTTTTTCATTTTATAATTCCTCCATTTAGTCTTTGCTTAAATCATCTTGTTTTATAAAAATGCCGTTTCTTTTTACTCCAACTCGATCTGCAATTTCTGTATAAGCTTCATCAACACAATCTTGTATATTAAGTCCATGTTGCTGAGCTAAAATTACTAAGGTTACATAAACATCTCCAATGCTATCTATAATTAAAGGTAAGTCATTTCTAGCCATTCCAGATGCCACTTCACCTAATTCTTCAACTACCTTCAAAAACTGCTTAGAAGGCTCAGATTTATCCAATTCATGATTGATACTCCATAATTCAATCGCTCTAGTTAGTTGATTCATATCTGCCATTTTCTCTACTCCCTTGCTAGAATATATTTATTAATGGATTGTTCTCGATGAAAATTTCTTCTTTTAGTTGTTTATCTAATTCCCAATTCTCGATAAGCTCCATCGCTTCGTTATAATCTTTAGCAGGTATCTCCGCACGTCTAGGAATGCCAAAATATCGCTTAATCTCTTTGTTAATGGCTGAATATACTTTTCCTCGTATGCTACGGTTGTTATAAGCACTAGACTCTTTACCGCCTAGCCAGTTAATTACTCTCTTATTAACAGCACTGGTAAGTTTCATCTCTTGAATACCGTTTACTCTCATAGTGTCCTCTACTTTAGACAGGCGTTTTTCATGATTTGTCATCTGAGTTGAAATAGCTTGTATTGCTTCGCCAATCTGTCCAATGCTATTTATCAAAGTAATTGCGTTAGTGTGATCCTTACTTTGTCCTACAATCTCATTTTTATTCATGTGTAAATTCCCCCTCTATGATGACTTTAGTATTTAGCTTTTTACGTAAATCAATTGCCCATGAATCCACTCTCGATAACAGTCGCTCTAGTTCATCAATCGCTAGTTTGTCTTGATTTAAAATGTCCATATCGTCCATATAGATTAAGTGCGATGCAGAATCTAAAAACTTATTCATTTCTTTGGTTGTGTCTATTAAATTGCGATATGCTGCAATCTCTTTCTGTTGTGCATTTAACTTACCTTCAGCTTTCTGGATAGCTTGAGTAATCTCGTCATACTTCATAGACTTCTCTTCAACTTCTTTACGACTGTCCAGCAATTCATCGTATTGTTTCTTAATTGATTCATAGCTATCATTTAAAGATTTGTACTGACCTTTTAAATGCTCGTTTTGTTCTTTAGTCGCATCATAATCATCAGGTATAACATGTTTCTCAATAACGATTTCTTTCTCTTTTGCTAAAGTTTTATTTTGTTTCATGAGGCGATCTATATCTTTTTGTTTCGTCTTATTATCTTGTTCAGAGATTTTAAGCTGTATCTCAGCTCGTGATAACTGTTTTTTTAATTCCTGTAATTCTCTAACCGTCATTTCATCCGGTGTCTTTGTTTCGCCTTTTGAAGTAACATGTTCTTTTTCTCGTTCTTCTTCTGGAAGAGAAGCTATTAGATTTAATGCTGTAACACCTAAATGCGACAACGTTGCCGTATTTGGTAGTTCTAAAGAAACTTTCATCATTCTTTGAGCTTCACGTTGCCCAATCTTTATCTTGTCCAGCCACTTACCAAATTCACCATGCGTTAAGTTATTTGTTTTTACGTGATTTAATCTTTTACCAATCTCCCATACAGATTGACCGGCTATATTTTTATGATGCGTAATCTCCAACTCTAATTGGTTTAAGTCATTACTAAGTGATAATTCATGCATATATCTCACTCCTCTACTAATCCATCTAAAAACGGAATTAATCTCCCTTGGTTTATGATGCGATAAGGTTCTAAGTCCGTCTGATTAAGTGACTTCTTGCCAATAGTCTCTTTAAGGTTTATCCACTCGCTGTAAGGCACTCTATAAAAGTCTTTATCGCTGAAACTTAAGAGTACAAAAGTAATAGCTCCTAGTTTATGATGCGCTTCAAGATCTAATTCTTGTTGACTACTAATCCGGTTAAATTCTATTCTTGGTGATTCCGTATGCTTCGCTTCAAAAACGACTGACGTCCCGCCTGTTAAAGTTCCTGTAAAGTCTGGTTGAGCTTTTTTCTCGTATACAGCCATATACTGGCCTCTATTACGATTAAGCGCTCTAACTGGTCTCATCGGTTCAGGTGTCTTCTGTATGTAAGCTATACCTTGTTTAGAATAATGAATACACGATGCATCAATTAGCTTCTCAAAAAACTCTCCGTTACGTTTAGCAGCATAAGCTCCTTTTACACTCATGTAATCACTCTCCTATCAAAGCACTGAGTCGCTCTCTTAAGGCCTCTTCGCTTTCACTTGATACTTCTGGTTCTTCAATTACTTCTTGTTTTTCCTTATCAGTCATCCAGCTTGGAATAATCTCTGTATGGCTTGAATTGCGTCTACCTTTGTTTTTACGGTTATTAAATGCTAGCTCGTCCGCTTTAACGTCTTTAAGTGTCATAAGCTTAGAAGTAAGCCATCTCTGCATAATTGATTTTGCATAACCAAACGTTGCATTATTATCTACGGCTTTTTGCATTGCATAGATAACTAGCTCATCACTTTTAAAAATATCTACGTAATCAGTTAAATCGTCTAAAACAGACGGACGGATAACTCCAAAATTATTTTCAAAAAATAATAAAACTTTTTTTGTTTTTTCATCAACGGATGGCTCATCATCATTTTTAACGCTAGTAGTACTATTTGTTATACTTGTATTATTAATACTTGTAATATTATCTTTAAAGTTTTCTTTAATAGGGCTGTTAAAGTTTTCTTTATGACCCTCTTTAACTTCATTTTGAGGGGTATTAAAGTTTTCTTTAATAGGTACGTCATTTATATATATAAATCTTGCTTCAATTTGTTTTGAGTTTTTCGCATATTTTAGTTGAGTTTTTATAAACCCTTGTTTCTCTAAATTGCTCACCCAATTTGAAACAGAGACCTTTGATACTCCATATAGTTCAGCAAAATATGAATTACTTGCAAAACAGTAACCTTTAGCAGAAGCCAAAGCTGTAATCTCTCCATAAAGTAATTTTTCATTTGCCTTTAAATTTTTGCTGTATCTAACTGTTGCAGGAATCACCGCATAGTAACTTGGTTGTAAATTCATTTAAAACCCCTTCCTTTCACACGAACAAATATCGTGGTATAATTAACTTAGATATATTTTGTAAGCCCGCTACGAGTTGCCGCTCTAGCGTTTTTTTGTCCAATCGCATCATAATGCTCTACTTTCCTCAACATCATCAATCACTCCATTTATATAACGTCTAGGGTCATCATTAGCCATGACTACTTCGATGTTTAGCTCTTTAACTACTTCTCTTAATTCCAGTATGTCTTTGCCCATATGATCCTGTTCCCATATCGCATAACCTCTGTGATAGATTCCAGTCCTAAAGTATCCCATCATCATTTGAATGCATGCCGTGTATGTTTCTCCATACTTACATGCATAGCTTTCATTTACTTCCCATCCTTCTTCTTTCTTTACAATTGTTTCTAGAATTATATTCATCTCTTTCTCCTTGTCTTAAATATGAGCAATAATATATCCGGCCATCATTCCTATTACTAAAACAAAAAAATGAACAAGACTTCTAGATAATCGCTTTGATTCTAGCTCCGCTTTAACATGTCTTTGTACTTCATTTTCTATGGTGTATTTCATGTCTTCGATTTCCATTCTCACATCTCACTTTCACTTAAATTTTGTATCATCCATATACTTCAAAAACTCAACAAATCGGTCATATTCTACTAATGTTAGCTTCGTTGTTGGCTTCATGACTCCATCGCTGAAGTCATCATTGTCATACATCAACCTTGCGAAACGTTCACAAGTTTGTTTACCAACGCCCACAAATACTTTGGGCAAATCCTGAACTTTAATCCACTCAGGACGAACATAAATTACTTTTTCAGGTATCTTTGTTTGCATTTTTACTTATCCTTTCTTTGGTATAATCTTCCTTGAAGGGAGGTGAAATATTATGAATAAACATATCCTCGAATATTCTATTGAGATTAATACACCTAATATGGAATTTGGCATACGACCACTTAATTTTAATAATGCTGAGCATATTATCGTTTACGATGACACAAAGTTATTGGCCATTTGGTCAGATGGTGTAGTGATACAATACGAATCATTCCCTAATGTAAAGAAAACAAAGGTCTTCTCTAATAGCCCTTTATCATTAGATGAAGACTTTCCTTCTGACAGGCCAGAGTTAGTTATTTCTTAAATATTTAAATATTGTTCTATCTGATGAAGTTGTTACTACGTGATCTCCAATGATTAATTTTGGTTTGAATACTCGCCTTATTGCTACCCCAATAGCAACTAAAGCGAGTGTTTTTATTAATTTACTCATTTTTACTCTCCATTCTTATAAACGTATTTTTTGGGTAAAGTGTCCCTCTATTTTTAAAATAATTTAATCAATTTTTTAATTGTCTCAGCAATTAATATTGATTCTGAAATTGTTATATCATCGCCTTTTGATTTTTCACTGAGCAACTGTAATTGCTCGGTGATATAACCAGAAGGTTGTTTCTTATTTTCATTCATTTCTCGTACCTCCGAAATCTATTTTTAAATAATTAATGTTCGTCTTGTCTTTCGAAAAGATAAATTAGATCATACTCAGGAAAAAGTGATTGCTGAATTTTTAAAGCTTCATCAAAAGAAAACGTTGACATACCTTTTATTTTTTCAGATATTGTTTGGTATTTCTTCAATCCTAAAACAGAAGCAATCTGCGTTAAGGTAATTCCTTTTTCTTTTCTTGCGTTCTCTAGGTTAATTAACATCTGAATCCTCCAATCTTTTAAAGTTACGGAGTTCCGTAATATTAAACTAAAAAAATATACCTCTTGAACTCTTGCTTAAAGTATATACGGAGTTCCGTAACAAGTCAATACGAAACTCCGTACTTTTTTTCGAGAATATTCTTATTTGCGTTTACATACGGTATTCCGTATGATATTATTAATTCATCAAATGAATGAGGTGATAAATATTAATAGAGAAGAATTTTTAAAAATGATGATAGAGTCAAAGTTTGGGAATGTAAAAGCATTTTCTGAATTTGTTGGTGTTCCTTACACAACAATAAGAACCATTTTAGAAAATGGTATTGGAAGAGCTGGCGTTGATAATGTTCTAAAAATTTGCAAAGGCCTTGATATTTCACCAGAGCAACTTACTAATGATTTTAAAATTAACTCTGTAATTGCCAATACAATGGGAACACTTATTTCTCTTGATAATAATAGACAAGTTAAAGTTTATGACTTTACTAACGATCAATTGAAAGAACAAAATAACGTTATCAACTTTCCTGATAGAGTTGAAGAAGTACATAAATCCATTATTAATGGCCGTAAATCAGCTGCGGGTTATGCTATTGAAGTTGATGATTATGATGCGGAGGTAAAATCTGAGTCTATGGTTCCACATGGTGCAGATGAACGCGTTGAAATCGCCGGCGATTCTATGGAACCACTTATTCTTAAGGGTGATGAAGTATATATACGTCATCAACCAACTGTTGAAAACGGTGAGGTTGCAATTGTTAGAATTGAAAATGAGGGAGTAACTTGCAAAAAGTTTTATGTAGATCATGATACAAAAACAATTACTCTTAAATCAGAAAATAAGAAATATGAAGATATGCACTTTGACCCTTCACAAGTTACCGTATTAGGCAAAGTTTTATTATAAGGAGAAAAGTATGGACATTATATTATTTTTAATCACGTTAGTTATTTTGGGGTTTGCAATTTATTTTTTATTTAGAAAAAAATGGAAAAAATCTTTGTATACGTTTCTAGCTGCTATTGTATGTTTTGGTATATTTGCTTCAATAATTCCAAAAATTCCAAATGAAACTTCTGTTGCTGAAAATAATACAACTTCAAGTGAGTCTAATGAAACCTCTGAGGTAACAGAAAGTAACGATAATCAGAATGAACAAGAAACAGAAGTTAATAATACTGAAACTGAGTATACTGCTACGGAAGATGATGTATTATCATCCATTTCTGATTTTGAGCTTTTTATCAATAATTATAAAAAAATGGATCCGTCACTTAGAACCGAGTTGTGGGAAAATAGTATTTACGGAACAGAAGTATCGTGGAGTGGTAGATTAATTGGAACCTTAGGTGATTCTTTAATTTTAAGGGCTGATGGACCTTACATTGATGGTGTTGGGTGGTCTGATTTAGAAGATGGTGAAAAGTACGAGGTATTTATAGCTGATTTTGGACATGACATAGATGAAGATTTTTACCATTTGGGAAGAGTTATCACTATAAAAGGTGACTTAGAGTCCAGAGGAGATCCATCACTGGATCACAATTGGAAACTTTACAATTCTTCCATTGTTGAATAAATCAAGATGATACAAAATGGATTCATTCAAATGCTTTAAATCCCAATGAAAGGAATACTAAATGGAACTAGAAGAACAAAAATTTATAATGTATGAAACTGATGATAATTCTGTTGTTGTAGACGTCATTATTATGGATGAAACTATATGGATGACACAAAAACAAATGTCTAAATTATTTGAAGTTGATGATTCTGTAATTTCTAAACATTTATCTAATATATTTAACGAAAATGAGTTAGAGCAAAATGCAACTGTTGCAAAAATTGCAACAGTTCGAAAAGAAGGTAATAGAGAGGTTTCTAGGGATTTGACTTATTATAATCTCGATGCAATTATATCAGTTGGCTATCGAGTGAATTCTGTACGAGCAACTCACTTCAGACAATGGGCAACTTCTGTTTTAAAAGAATATATGATAAAAGGATTCGCTCTTGATGACGATAGGTTGAAGCAAGGATCAAACCTGTTAGACAAAGACTACTTCCAAGAACTTCTTGAGAGAGTTCGTTCCATACGTGCAAGTGAGCGAAGAATATGGTTAAAGCTAACTGATATATTCGCTGAAGTAAGTACTGATTACGATAAAAACAGTGATATAACAAGATTATTTTACGCTAATATGCAAAATAAATTTCATTTTGCTATTGTTGGGCAAACAGCTGCTGAAATCATTTATAATTCAGCCGATCAAACTAAAGATAATATGGGCTTGACCACTTGGAAAAATTCACCAGACGGTAGGATATTGAAATCAGATACACAAGTTGCAAAAAATTATCTTTCAGAGAAAGAAATAAAGCAATTAGAAAGGACAGTATCTTCATATTTTGATTATATCGAAGGATTGATTGAAAGAAGAAATACTTTTACAATGCAAGATTTTAGTGAAAGTATCAATCGCTTTCTTGAATTTAATGAATATAAGATTTTAGAAGGACATGGGTCCGTAAGAATGAAAAGTGCAAAAGAAAAAGCAGGATTAGAATACATTGAATTTAATAAAACTCAAAATATCCATTCTGACTTTGATGAGATTATCGACAAAATAATTGATGAACATAAATAAAATAACACCCCACTCTTGTAAGTTTGCCGACCACTAGAGTGAGATGTTACTAGAAAAGAACCTAAGATAGGGCTCTTTTACATGCCCTATTATAGCATAAAAATAATAGGAGGTTTTAATTATGTGGGTTGTTCCAACAAAAAGTGGTAAGTTTAAATTTGTGGAAGATTACACAGACCGCAGTGGTAACCGAAAATATGCTTCTACAACAATGAATACAGATTCTTCACAAGCTGAGAAAAAAGCACGCAAAATAATTGCTGAAAAGATTAGAAAGAAAACTGAAGAGGTAGAAGAAAACAATGACAATATTACTTTTAAAGAATTAGCTGATCAGTTCCTTGAGTACAAAGGACTATCCATCAAGAAATCAACTTTAGTTAATTACGTTGCAAACTTAAGAAAAGTCCATGAACATATTGGAGATTTGCATTTAGATGAATTGACACCAGGTAAAATTAATATTATTTTTGTAAAAATGTTTAAAGATGGGTTATCTTATAAAACAGTATCTGAGCGATATAAACTCATTTGCGCTGTTATAAATTATGGGATAGATTTTGATTTAATGGATGATAATAACATAATAAGTAAATTACGCGTGGATAAGATTAATCTACCCAACAAGGAAGAAAAGAAAGAATTGAAATACTTAGAAGTTGATGAAGCTGAGGATTTATTGAATCGGATGATTGTATCAGATGATGAAGAATTATCTGACTTTTTCAGATTACAAATGAAAACAGGTATGAGATTTAATGAAGTTGCTGCATTACATATACAAGACATTGATTTGATTAACAAAACTATTTTTGTTCGATATACATATGACAAAGTAAATAAGATCTTCACATTACCAAAGGGAAATGAAACTCGCTTAAATAATATCAATGACGATACCATTGAGTTAATCCAAAAAATAATGCGCAGAAGAAAAATTCTTTTAATGGCATATGGTTTACGAAAAACTACCTTACTATTCTTCAGGGATGATGGTACTCCTATCGATATAACAACATCGCAGAACAAATTACATGAATATGAATCGAAAGAAAAAGTACTGACTACCCAGATATTCAGACACACCTTTATAACGCGTATGGTCGAAAATTATGTTCCCGCAACACTTATTGCTGAGCATGTCGGACATAAAGATACACAATTAATTGAGAGAGTATATAACCACTTCAGCGGTAAGATGAAGGAAGACCTAAAGAGTGCAATTAATGACGTTATTATATAATTTTGCTACCTTTATGCTACCTTTTGGTTAAATATGAGGTAAATCCTTGCTATATCAAGGCACAAAAAAAGGCACATAGCTTCACCACTTATAGCTGCTACCTTCCGGTCCTGACTCATTCATGGTTCCACTATTGCCAACACTTATAATAGCATAGAAGACACTCGAATGCAAAATCTTTTTAGCATTAATTATCGATTTCTAATATTTCTTCCTGCACTAATTTACGAAGGACTGGAATAACCTCTTCTTCAAACCACGGATTAATCTTTAACCAGCGCTGATTCAAAGGCGATGGATGTACTAGTGGGAAGAACTCTGGCAAGTAATCTTCATAATGGCGAACAGTCTCTGTTAAATTTCGTTGACGTGTTTTTTTAAGATAATGCTTTTGTGAGTAGTTTCCAATTAGTAGAATCGTCTTCAAATTCGGCAACTCATCGATGATACGTGGATGCCATTTCGGTGCGAACTCTTTTCTAGGCGGAGCATCCCCAGTCTTAGCCTTACCTGGATAATAAAAGTCCATAGGTAGCTGAGCAATTTTATTTGATTCATAGAACTGTTCACGAGTCAGTCCCATCCAATCACGCAAACGGTCCCCACTCGGATCATTCCAGAATAATTGTGTTTCTTCCGCTTTGCGTCCTGGCGCTTGTCCAATGATCGCAATTGTTGCTTCTTTTGGCGCTTTGAATAAAGGGGGGACGCCGCGTTCGGTATAGGCCCGATTTAATTCATCTTCCATGATTTCTTGATAGATCTTATCCATCATACAGTTTGTCATCCTTCCATTTAATTAACAAGTTGTCCACAATTTATTTTATGTTAAAAATTAAGCCTATATTCCTATCAATATAGGTTAATATTTCTTAAAATATGTGATAAATGCTTCAATTTATCAACAATTAAGTAGTTATCAACAGCTAGGTCTGTGCATAAGTCTGTTGATAAGTCATTTTTCTGTGCATAGTTATAACTTATGAACAGATGTTCCCGTTTTTCTGTGGGTTATACACATTAATCTGTGGATAACTTTCTTTTTTTCTTCTTTTCACGTAATTCTCTAAAGAAATTGGTTAAAAGTTGTCCACATTCATCAGCTAGGACCCCTTTGATCACTTGAGGTTGATGATTAAACCGTTCGTCTTCCAGTAGATTCATTAGGGTTCCCCCGCAACCTGCTTTTAGATCTGCTGCTCCGTATACCACATTTTCCACACGTGAATTAATAAGGGCACCCGCGCACATGGGGCAGGGCTCTAATGTGATATACATTGTTGTCCCTTCTAATCGCCAGGCATCAAGTGCTTTATTGGCGGCTTGAATTGCCTTAATTTCTGCATGCCCTGTAGCATCTAACTCCAACTCTCGCACATTATGTCCTCTGGCGATAATTTCGCCATCTTTAACGATAATCGCGCCAATCGGGACTTCTGCCTTCTCCTTTGCTACTAACGCTTCTTTTATCGCTTCTTCCATCCACTTTTCGTGCTCTAAACGCACGGCTTCTTCTAATTCAATTGCTTCTAACATATTTCACCTCGGATTGTTTACTTCTCTTCATTCGTTATGCACAGCTTTAAGTATTTTCATACACAAAAAAACCGAGCAAACCACTTCACTCTTCAGTGTACATGATTCACTCGGATTTATTAACTCTTTTAGAGATTATTCAAAATACTCTTGAACGCGGTCAGTCACGTCAGAAGACATGTCTTTTGCACGATCCATAATTGAAGAGAACGCATCAGATGCTTGGTCTTTCACGTTTCCAGCACCACTTGCTAACTTAACGATTGTGTTTACTTCAGAATCACTTAAGTTATCAACAGCATTTACTAAACTATCTGAACCATTTAATTTATGTTTTACAAATAATTTAGCGCGTTCACGGTTCACAACACCTTCAACTCTATGACGAACGTCATCGTTATAGTACATCATTGCTGCAATTCCAGCAACTGCCGCAGCTGAACCTAGTAATACTAAGCCAAGTGACACATTATTTCCTTTTTTACTCATTTAAATTTCCTCCTTTTATGCTATATAAATTTATAACATCTTCATATTCAATTGATAAGTATATTATAGCATAAAACGCTATCACAACCTATTAATACGCCGTGGCTGGAAGCAATATTTTATAGTATATTGCGGTAAGATACTATTAGAACGCATTATTGTATTAAATTTATTTTTAAAATTGATAGTTGAAAATTTATTTAATATCGCTTAGCCTCATCTAGCAAGATTTGTGCGAACAAAAGGCGAACAAAAAACTATGACAATAATTTTATCCTAGCATAATACGACATGTTGGGTTAGAATACAGTAGCAGCACAATATATAGTGCTAACGGAACATTTTCACAAAGGGGTAATATAAATATGACTCAAACAACAGATCAACATGTGACATGGAACAAAGAACAATTAAATGAAGCTATCGAAGCATTTCCGCAAATCTTCCCTATGACAAGCGATATGAATATTACGCACAGTGGGGTTTCAAGAATGGTTATGTTAGATCGCTACTCATTCAAAGATGCAGCTAAATCAACGTTAGCGGTTGGAGACCTTGTTATCCTAACGGTTAAAGCAGATCCTAAATACCCTGCGAGAGGGATTGGGATTGTGCAATCCATTGATACGGCTAACAACGAAGTCCTTATTTGGATTGAAGAAGAATACCGTGGTTCGTTAGAAGATAAAACTGAACAAAAGACCGGACTTGTCACTCGCAAGATCGAAACGATTGATAAACCGTTAGAAATTTATTTTGAACAGATCGCAAAGCGTACTGCCAAAGGTCTTTCGGATGTTGAAACAGATGCGGTTAAACGCGAAGAATTAAATGGTCAATACTATACACAATTGAAAGAAATGAATTTTGTTCCCGCGGGTCGTGTGCTTTACGGAGCAGGAACAAATACTGATGTAACTTACTTTAACTGTTATGTGATGCCTTTCATTCCAGATTCACGTGAAGGTATTTCAGATCACCGTAAAGAAGTCATGGAAATTATGAGTCGCGGAGGCGGCGTGGGTACGAATGGTTCAACACTACGTCCAAGAAATACGCTCGCTCGTGGGGTGAACGGGAAGTCATCTGGTTCAGTTTCTTGGTTGGATGACATCGCTCAACTAACACATCTTGTGGAACAAGGTGGTAGCCGTCGTGGTGCACAGATGATTATGTTAGCTGATTGGCATCCAGATATTATTGAATTTATTATCTCAAAAATGCAAAACCCGCGCGTTCTACAATACTTAATTGAACAAACAGATGATGAACAAATCAAAACTCTAGCCAAAGAGAAATTAAAATTCACACCTTTAAATCAAGCAGAATTATCAATGTATGAAAATATCGTTCGTTACAAATCAATGCCTGGTTTAGGTGGCTTCTCAGAACAAAATATCAAAGACGCTGAAGCTAAACTGCGTGATGGCGGTACTTACAGTGTTAATAATCCTGATTTCTTAACAGGTGCAAATATCTCCGTGACTTTAACAGATGACTTTATGGAAGCCATTGAACAGGACGGCGACTGGACATTAAAATTCCCAGATGTTGAGAACTATACACCTGCTGAAATGGCTGCTTATAATGCAGAATGGCCAGACCACGGTGATGTACGTGAATGGGCTGACCAAGGATACGGCATTAGAGATTACCGTACGATTAAAGCGAAAGAACTTTGGAAATTAATTAATATTTGTGCAACTTACTCAGCTGAGCCTGGAATTTTCTTTATTGATAATGCGAATAAAGATACAAATGCGAAAGCATACGGTCAAAAAGTTGTTGCGACAAACCCATGTGGTGAACAACCTTTAGCACCATACTCTGTATGTAACTTAGCTGCCGTTAACTTAGCGAATATGGTAAATAAAGACACACATACTGTGGATTATGACCGATTAATTGAAACAGTGAAGACTGGTGTACGTATGCAAGATAACGTGATTGACGCGACACCGTATTTCCTAGAAGAAAATAAAAAACAAGCCCTGGGCGAACGTCGTATCGGTCTAGGTGTTATGGGCTTAGCTGACTTACTCATCTATACTGAACACGTTTATGGATCAGCAGAAGGAAACAAAATTGTTGATGAGGTATTCAAAACAATCGCAGTATCTGCTTACGAAGAATCGATTGCTTTAGCAAAAGAAAAAGGCAGTTTCCCATTCTTAATCGGCGAAAATGATGAAGAAACTCAAGTTCTTCGTCAAAAATTCGTTCAAACAGGCTACATGCAAAAAATGCCGGATCATATCCGTGAAGGTGTCTTAGAACACGGTATTCGTAACTCACACTTACTAACTGTCGCTCCAACTGGAAGTACAGGAACAATGGTTGGTGTAGCAACTGGATTAGAACCTTACTTTGCTTTCAAATACTTCCGTAGTGGCCGACTAGGTAAATTTATCGAAGTGAATGCTGAAATTGTTCAAGAATATCTTGATGCACACCCAGAAGCAGACGCTGAAAATTTACCAGAGTTCTTCGTTGAAGCTATGTCACTTGCGCCAGAAGCACACGTTGATGTTCAAACAACGATCCAAAGATGGGTTGATAGTTCAATTTCTAAGACTGTAAACGCACCTAAAGGTTACCAAGTCAGCCAAGTTCAAAGTATTTACGAACGCTTATACAAAGGTGGCGCTAAAGGTGGAACGGTCTATGTGGATGGGTCTCGTGACTCACAAGTATTAACACTTGCGGCTGAAGAGAATGAAGCAGAAAATATCGAATTATTCCCAATGGAAGAGGCGCGTATCGTTGATGACAGTAACGAATTAAGACAATTAGTTGACCTAGCTGAGTCAGAGCACGTTAAAACACTGGGACATACAGATGACGTTGTTTTTGGTTCAGATATCGGAGATACTTGCCCAATTTGTCGTAGTGGAATTGTTCAAGATATTGGTGGATGTAATACATGTACTAACTGTAACGCACAATTACGCTGCGGTTTATAA